CAATGTTATCTCGCTCAACTTTGATTTGTTCATCATACAAAGAAATATTGGCGCCAATGTCGCCAGTTGAAAGTGTTTGATCAGAGTGTGCCTTAGATAAGAAACCAAATATGCCCATTGAAGTGATCAGCATTAGCATAACCACTGCTGGCACTAGGTATAACTTCATTAAGAATCGAGCTTGCCGCCAATACTCATGTAGCCATAGTGTTGCTACAATTTTTGCCGCTTCTAATACCGAACCCATTATAATAATAGGCACTACAGCAGCCGCAAATATGGCCGCTAGACCAGCAATTGAGTAATAGGCTGCGATAACCGACAAACCCAATGCCACTAGTAATGTTACAAGACTTAGAAACATAGTTTAATATTTATCGTTTTTAGTACCACTTTCTATGAACTTCAACCACCCATTCGACTCCATCATACTGCTCAATGTCCCAATCAACATCGGCGGGGATTTTTATAATTTTCAATTCTGAAAAATTACCCCAAGAGTCTTGGCCTAGTTCTTTGATCACGGATATCAACACCGGATCGTCACGAGATATTTCGTAACCGCTCCACTCTTTGTCATCAACAAATATTATTGGTCCGTAACGTTGTGTTTCGTCGCGGCTGGTACGATCTTTTGTTGTGTAGTCAATCCTAGCACGTTTAAGATACAACAATTCGGCTTCGTGACTTATTCCAAACCCACCATAACATTTGTTAATTACTATTTCTCGTATGCCTTTAAGGTGTTGTATCAATTCGTCGTGCTGATCATTCATTGGTCAAACTTGTATTCGTAATTAACCGACGTCGAATTAACCTGCAACACAACAGCACCATTTTTAAGATGGAATCGGCGTGCCATTTCAGTCATTGGACTAAGTGTCACAAAGCGATTGACTTCGGGCATAGTGTTTCTAATCAAGTCAGCAACACCGAGCACAATGTCTCGCCCTGAGCCCCCACGATAACTCCATACTGTATAAAATACAGCGATTGACCCTTTGGCTTGACCTTCCGCCGGCGTGGAAAACTTTTCTAACTCACCTTCGTCAGTGGGCACTTGATCGCAAAATGCCACACAGATTATTGCGCACACTTCGTTAGTTTCGTCGTCCTCGAGCACATACACTTCGCGGTTGGGTTCCACCCGCCAAAACGTAGGCAGGTGAGGACGCACTGGGTCGTCCTTAATAAAGTTTAAGTAATAGTCAGACTTTACATTTTTTATCACAACTGTCCTTGATTATAGTTTTTCTCCAGCTTCGAAACTTCGGAATCGAACAAATCTGGGAAATCTTAAACTGTATGATCCGTCTTGATTTTGAGTAACTGCATCAGCTTCGACTTCGACCAAGTTGCCATGTAAGCTATCCCGGTTGAGCCAATACTCATCACGATTGCTATCAGACAAACCACTGCCAACATTAACATGAATTTTACGTCCATCATCTTCCCCTTCACATATTATAGCACCTAACCGCCCAGCATTACGACCAGTGCCTTCTTCAAAACCCACAATAGTTAAATCTACTGTGATTACTGGTTTCCATTTCATCCAAAAACTACCACGCTTGCACTCATAAGGTGCAGACAATGCTTTGATCATAATGCCTTCATACCCAGCATTTACAGCATCATTTGCATACCTACGCATGATGTCGTGCCCTTCGGCAGTATCCAAATCAACTTCAATACCATCAGTAAATCGTATGTTAACCAAAGAATCCGCATGCTTCTCTATACGGGAACGTGCCGCTTCAAGGAGTGGCAATCGTTTCTTCAGCGGTGCATTCCAAAATCCACGTTCAAAATCTTCTAAAGGAATAACGTCAAAAATATTGTAAACCATATCTTTGGTTTCAATATCGTTTTTGCGTTGTGCTTGTTTCATCAGTGCTTGGAAACTTTCTCCCATGATTTCGCCATCTAGCACAAAAGACTGGCTGGGGCGAAAAGCAAAGTAATCACGATACTGAAATAGTGTACTAGCCACGTCAGGAAAGTTATCAAACTGCTTGCCATTGCGACTATACAAGGTCACACCAGTAGGAGAAACTAATGCTAACACACGCACGCCATCTAGTTTCCGTTCAATGCGCATCTTTCCCCTAAGTTTGCTCACATGTTTGTCGCTATCAGTGGCCAACTGGCAAGTGAAAACAGGAATACGCCATTCTGTTTTGCCCAGTACCTTGTTCAGCGTTTTTTCACTAATACCGCATCGTAGATCTTTGATCAGTACACGGCGGCACATGTTATTCCATTGCTCGCTGTCAAACTCATTGGCCACCGCAAGAATGCGATCGCGGGCAGCATGACCTGTTAAGCTTCGAGTGCGTAGTGCTTCGCACATGGCCCAGAACTTAGGCCACGGATTGGGGCGATGTTCTAGCCCTTCTGTTTCGGGCACTTGGCGAACACCAAACACATAGTAAGGATTGTATGCTTGATAGCAGTTGAACAAAAAACATTGGGCACTAGAGCTGCCTAGTTGTGCGGCCATGTAGGCTTTTTCAATTACTGATTCTTTGTGTAATCGACTGTCGCTTGACTCGAGATCTCGAATCCAATCCGCGGCCACTTTAATCCCTTCATATTTGTCGGCGCTAAAATCTAAGTTAGCCATATTATTTACTGTTTAGATTTTCTGTATTCTTGACGCAGCCACCAACGCACTCGCGCAAACCATTCGGACCGATTATAGTTTGGTAAATGTTTTTCAAAATATTCAATTTCGTCTATGTGCTGATACCACAGATTATTTACAAACTGCCGAAAGGTCATGTTACTGCTCCTTTTTTTGGATGCGTTTGATAACTGCCCGCGCTTCGGGATATCCATCACGTGCTCGTGCTTTAACCAACAACTCGATCATTTGCTCTTGTATTTTTTGCATGCCAGCAACAAACGTTGCCATCTCCTCGGGACCAAGAGTGATTTTCCATGTGCGCTTCATTGACTACTCCAATGAAACAAAATTATGCGGCTTTGCGTTTACTTGGCTTGGTAAACTCGCTTCCAACATAATACTCAATGAGCTCACGTTGAATTTGTGTTACAAGGTCGCCGACATCGTCGTTAACATAAAACCTTACTGGGCAATCGCCCCAGCTTCTACGACGATTAAAATCTGCAAACCATTGACGATGCTGTTTATTGGCAGCATCAAAAACCACATACGGACGACCAAATAGCGTTAGTTTACTCATCATCTATTACTCCTCGATCCAATAACCAGAATTTTCGTTTGGACTCATTAGATCAAGATTAACTTGACTAACAAAGTCAACAGTGACATCAAACTTTTCAGCAATTTGCTTGTAAGTCAACTCACCAGATTCAAGATGTTCCTGAATGTCCATAATAAGATCTTTAAAACGCGACATTTTCCACTCCTGTTATGCTATGCATGTGTCTATTATAACAAATTTATAAATTATTGTCAAAGTTATTTAGGCAAATGCTTTGACCAAACCAATTGTGCCAATTACTATGGACACAAAATTTACCGTAATTTGCGGCTTGTTAGCAATGATCACTGCCCAAGTCAAAAACATAATGGTACCAATGAAAAATGCAATTATGTTGTAAGGATAAACACTGGGTCCAACGGCGTTCAATACATGCCCCAAAATAATATTGGTGGCACCACCCCATTGCATAACTTCGAGGAAATAGTGCTTACGCGACATATTGGACATAACGGAAATAACTCCGAATCTTGCTCGATTTGTTGGTAACAGACTCGTTGAACTTGATGTCAGTATAGCCTGCACCTTTGAGCGCATTAATCAGGATGGTAAGATCACAGTCCTCTTCAAGATATGCCATACCATTGCGTTCATAACTGTAAGAGCTGATTTTGTCAACGATGCCCAACTTAGCCAGGCGCTCTTTAGGAAAACGAGCCCAACCGTGCCCGGGATCTGAAAACATTTGAATTTTAATAGACTTGCCCATAATGCTTTCCTTTAATCCACAAAATCAAAAACAGCTTCCCGACCTACCGGGCTTACTATGGTGTTGGGATACAGCAGACGGAACTCATCAACTGCATCCGCCTCCGTCAACTCCTTGTTGAAAAACATGCTGCCTTCGTAAAAGTAAGCACCTTCAACGGCACAAGCTTCAGCGTGTCTAAGAGCGATAATTTCAAAGTTCATAATTATTTCACCAGTGCGTAGGGTTTGTTCCACTTGCCAATGTTGACGTCAACGTAATGGCTACGGTGGAAATAATCCGTTTGCGGATCACTGTGGTCAAAGAAGTCAGGACCCTTCATAGCATCAACCAATTCGGTGAGAAACTTCTTGGCTTTGCCTTCGTAGTGGTCATGAATCCAATAGGTGTTGACTTGGATGTAGTCATCCTTACCAAAGTCAATGGGACCTTGGGACACATTGACAACAAGGGTAGAGTGATTGCGAACACTGATGCTACCCTTCATCTTGTACTTTTTCAGCACAGATTTGATAGTGGGTGCCAACTTTGCTTTCATTTCCTGGGATACATAAGCCATTTAGAACTCCTGTTTTGTTACCCTATGCCATTATTATAGCAAATGAGCCATTTTGGGTCAACCGTTTTTCGCCAAAAAAACACCCCAAAAATTGGGGCATTTTTTGTTGTTTTTTAGCAACAATTAGTAAACTACACGCGATCTTGCGGCGCTTTCGCTCACAATTGATGGCAATAAATTAGCTTGTGGTGGTAACTCTGGAGGCTCGTCAGGTACTGCATTTGCTTGTGTACCTACGCCTGTGCCAGCCAATCCTACACCGCTTCGTCCTTCTCTTAGTGTAGCAACAATTGCTTGGCCACCTGCTGTTGAAATATCAGCAATGCTTTCAAGGTATTGTGCTGTGCCGCCTTCTTTGGTGTCTGTGCCATATGAGGGTAATGAGAACACCAGGCTTTGTGTAGATGTTTGGCTGGCCAACACATTGCCAACTTCTATTGCGGCTGTATTTTGAAATCCTGTTTCACGAGTGATCTGTTGACTAATAGCCGAGAAGTAAGTGTTGAGATTAGTAGTTTCTGTTGGATTGGCTGTGATAATGTTGTCAATCTCTGTTTGTGCGTCACCAATTAATGTCAGTATAACTGCATTATTAGTTACGTTGCCATACATGTCATTATAGATAACAATCAAGTCGTTTAACTCACCGGCGTTGTATAATGAGTTGATAACGGTAACTGAATTATTTAAGTTTTCAACAATGTTAGTGCCAACCGCTGTGCCAAGAATGTCTGTTATCAGTATGGTTCCGTTTTCGCCTGTACCATTGGCAAATGTATTTTTATAGTAATCTAAATCTGCTTGTGGAACTGCTTGAGTTTGAGATTCAATATCAGGCAAGTCAGTGTTTGTTTCAGCGGCCAAAAATGCAGCGGCCAGTTGCGGCAATGTCATTCTACTAACATTGGTAATTTGCATTAGTGATGTAGCAAATGCTTTATTGGCCAGTGCCAGTCCTGGATCTGTGATAATGGCTAGCCGTTCAATGCTAATACCAACTATAGGAAGAATTGGCTCTATACTAGTGTTTACTGTGTAATAAACCCCAGACCGGGTATTGGTAGACGGTGTTGTCAAGTTTTCACTTTGTCGTATTTCACATGCCAGTGGGCGTTCAACTACGCGGTCAGTCGCTTCTTGCTCTAAGGTTCTAAATGGTGGTTGTGGTTCGGGTGTTATGTAAATGCCCCGTAGTCCTTCAACTGTTGTTGTGGTTAGTGATGGATAACTGTTGGGTAACATCGCCGCTGGATTTAGCAAATCTGCTAATGTATTAATATTAGGTGTCCATATTTCTAATATTTGTAGTATTTGCTCTAACTCAGTGCCTGTTACTTTGGTGAATGCCTGATACATAGCTTTTTGTACGTCATCAGTAACAATCAAAGTGTTATCGTTGAGATTTAGTATATCGTTTTCGCTCATACCAACACCAGCCAACAGACCAAATAGTGGAGATATCGTACCTGCGCGGCGCGAAATTTGTTGTGCCAGTGCTAAGGGTGTGCCATAATTTTCAAGATTGGACAAGTCAATCCAATAACCAGCATTGGCCAAATCATCGCCCATAGCTTGTGTGGCAAGATTTACATCTGTTAATCCGCCGGTAGTTAGGCTGTTCATGTTAGTGAATGTATCTGCTAAGTATGTTCCTGCATTTACAGCACTATTAATGAAGGCATTAGTCGAATCAGCATAGCCGACTGCGCTTGTAAAAATTTGTGAAAACTTACTAACATCACCATTGCCAAGATAAGCGTCAGCAGTTAGTGTAATAACACCACTCATGCCCGGATCAGTCAGTGTTGTGGATACAGTTGCGTTGGTGCCTAGCACAATGGAATCGGCCAGTGCGGGGCAACTGTTAGCAATGTTGCCAGCAAATGTTTGCAGTAGTGTTTGCGTACTTTCTGGCAATGAACCAGCGTCATTGATTGTTGCCAGTAAGTTACCCAACAACGGCAATGCTGTATAGTTAGCTACTGCTGTGGTTACACCAGGTGCAACGCCTATTCCTTGATTTTGAAATAGTGTAGCGCCTGCTTGTAGTTGCAGTGGAGACAGCAAGGCAGCCATTATGGTACCCTTACATCAGAACTACCACCAGCGCGAGGGTGGCCACAAGTGTCTTTATCACCAGTTCTAACAATTGGTTTGCCCCCGGCACGTACTGTGGGACTTCCGCCGGTGGTTCTTGCAGCAGCATGTGGTGGGTGAGGTTTACCCCAAGGTGCGTGCGGAGTTACTAAAATACCTGGAACTACAACGGGGCGACCATTTACACGCACAGAAGCAACGCCGCTTGTTGCTGCGCCACCTGCTGAATTTGAGTCACCTTGTCTTTGTACTGCTGGCATCGTATTTTGTTTTGTGTGTTATATTTATCGCACAAAAACAGTTGATTAAGCCAATGCAATGCCAGTGGTAGATTGTATAAATTGATCAGCAAAAGCCTTGTCAGTAGCTTCGCATACTGTTACTGTGGTTTTTGACAGTTTGATTTCTTTTCCGGGATTAACCGTAAACAGATATGGCATAAGCCCGGGACCATGTTGCCCCATTGCAATTACCATTGGACGACCTACTTTATAGTATGTGTCTTTTTCTTCAATTAACTTAGCAACCAGTTCTTCACCGCTGGTAAGTTTAAAAGTAACAACTTCACCTGCTGTTACGCCTTTGTCAATTAGCATATTGTTCCTTTTTAGTACCCTTGGCCAGTAAACCCAGTTTCGTCAATGTATTTTCTTAGCTCAGTGAATCCACCAATGGCCTGACCATTGATAATCACTTGTGGCACTGATCGTGCTGTGGGAATTTCTTCTAACAATTCTTCTTTAGAATAACCGTCACCAATTTTCTTTTCGCGAAACTGAATGTTTCTTTGATTTAATAACGCCTTGGCCTGATCGCAGTAGGGGCAATGATATTTGCTCCAAATTACAACTTCTGTCATAATTTTAGTTTCCTTTATAAATATAAGTGTAGTTCGCGGAATTGGCGTTCCCAACTACTCTAATGCTTGAAAGGAGCATCAGCACATGTATTTAACTAATAATTTTTACGTCTACGCTTATTTGCGCAAGGACGGAACTCCTTATTATATAGGTAAAGGCAAGGGTCTACGAGCCTGGTCTACCCAAAAAGTTATTGCAGTTCCGACTGATAAATCTCGTATTATTCTAGTCGAACAGAATTTAACCAATATTGGTGCGTTAGCAATCGAACGCCAGCTAATCCGTTGGTATGGTCGTAAAGACAACGGAACCGGTATATTAAGAAATTTAACTGACGGCGGCGAAGGTTCTGATGGCATTATTAGAACAGAAAAACAAAAAGAATTACAACGATCTAAAATGACCGGTAGGCCTAGTAAAACAAAAGGCATCAAAAACGGAATGGCAGACCTTACGATTTACGGGTTTCAACACATCACTGGCATCGTTGAATATTGCACCAAAGTTGAATTATACACAAAATATAATCTTTGTAAAGTTAATGTTCATTCATTATTTGGTGCCAATCCTCGCCAAAAATCAGTTAAAGGTTGGTCTTTAGTTAAAGGTCCGGAAGTTGGTCATAATCAACTTCCCCGTCAAGGGCGCCAATAACATAGTTAGTGCTTTCGTTTTCTTGTAGTGCCGCTTGCTTTTTGCTGGTATCCACGTGCTTCATAAACCACGGTATTGGTGTAGTCTTAGGAGCAGCACCTTGATATCTAATGCCAATGTCTTTGAGTGCAGCGGCAGCAGTAAAATCAACAAAATCTTTGAGAATAGGTGCGTTCAATCCAATAACTGGTCCGAATTTAAACAAGTAATCGGCCCAGGCTTTTTCTTCACGGATAACATCAGCAAACATGGCATAAACTTCTGATTCACAGTCAACACGGGCTTGAGCAAAACGCGGATCTTCTTTGACTACTTGATTAATTATCCAAGCAGTCCACTCCTTGTGTAAAATCTCATCCTGTAGAATCAAACTGATAATGTTGCCGTTGCCAATGAAGATACGGTTTTCCACCATGGCCAAGCTGGTAGCAAATGATACCATAAAGCGGAATGCTTCTAATGCATAAGATGCATTTAATGCTAACCAAATGGCTTTGACATGTTCTTGTTCGGGAAACTGCTCCAACAACTCTTTGCGGCAGTTGATCATGTGTAGACGATCATAATACAAGCCCACACTGGATGCCATGTCAATAATTTCTTGCGTGTCATGAACGGTGTTAAACACTTGCTTGGGTACGTTGTAGATGTTCCGAATAATGTGACTATAACTACGGCTGTGAATATTGGTTTCAAAAAATCCCCAGTTGTACATCAGTGCTTCCAGCTCGGGAATACTGCAAACTGGTGTGAATACTTGAGTGGGGCCGCGACCTTGTAAGCTATCAAGTGCGGTTTGACGTAGTAGATTAGAAGTAAAAATATGTTTAACGGTGTCGCTGGCTTCTTTGAAGTCATTAGCGTCTTTGGTAAGTGTGATTTCTTCGGGTATCCAAAAGAAGCCGCGAGCTTCTTGCTCAAACTTAACCAGCTTGTTGTATTTGACTTCCTCAAATCGTTGAATCGTGACTGGGCCCGCAGGATCCAAAAACATCTTGCGATTGAGATAGTCGGTTTTAGTTTTTAAATTATATTGTGCTTTTGACATTGTAGTGTTTTATAACTTGCAGGCTTCGCAGTCATCTTCGTTTTCGTAACTATCAGTAATAAGTATCGGCTGTTCCAAAGGAGTTGCTTCGATATATGACTTAGCGCCTTGTTTATTCACGAGACTATAATAGAAGGTCTTAATTCCCCAACGATGTGCTTGCATTAGATTTTTCACAATTAATGTAGTTGGCACTTTATGATTTTCATAGTGCGCTGGATTGTAAAAAGTATTGGTGCTTAGGCTTTGATCCACATAAGCAGCAATCACCGCTGCTGTTTTCAAATACCCATCACAATCTTTTTGATCCCACATCAATTGATATTTGTTTTTTAATTTATGATACTCGGGAACCACCTGTGTTAAACTGCCAGCTTTGCTTTCTTTTACACTGATCAGGCTCATTGGCATTTCAATACCGTTGGTGCTGTTAATAACAACTGAACTTGATTCCACTGGAGCCACTGCCATTTGCGTGGCATTGCGTACTCCGTGTTCCTTCATTTGTGTTCGTAGTGTTTCCCAATCCAACTCAGGTGTAAAGTCTGCCAGCTCGTTAACTCCCTTAGCACGAAGTTCCCACGGAAAAGTTCCTTGCCCATAGCGTGTGCGATCGCTATGCAAGCAAGCACCGCGCTCCTTGGCCAATTCAACGCTTGCTTCAGTCAAGTAAAATGCTTGATGTTCCATCCAGGATTTTACTTCATGTAGTGCTTCTTTGTCACCATATTGTAAACTACGCTTGGCGTGCCAGTATGCCAAGTTAGTGATGCCAATGCCTAAGGGGCGAATTTCATCATTGCTTAACTTGCTCTGAATACTCAAAAAGTCCTGATAATCAAGAATATTATTAAGACTGCGGTGCAGTATGCGGCAAGCACGGCGCATGTCCTCAGGATTCCTAAACGCACCCCAGTTGATTGAACCAAGTGTACAAAGTGCGATACGACCTTCATCATCATCAAGCCTCCTAAATGATTTTGTGGGCAGCAATATTTCGCAACACAAGTTGCTTTGATAAACCGTATGATACTCTGGATCAAACGGACCTTGATTCATTACATTGTCAATGAACACAAGATATATGCGTCCAGTATCAGTGCGCTCTTTGAGTATGCCGCTTTTGAAAACTTCCTCGGCGCTCATGGTCTTTTTGCGAACGGTTGTGCTGCGTTCGTATTTTACATATAGTTCTTCAAACTTTTTGGTATTTGAATAAAACGCTTCATATAAGTCGGGCACTTCATTGGGATCAAAGAAGGTTATGTTTTCTTTGTTCTTAAAGCGACGCCAAAAGAAGGCAGATAGCACAACGCCATAGTCCATGTGTCTAACGCGGGTCTCTTCTGTTCCTTGATTGTTCTTGAGAACAATAAGATCATCAAACTGATGATGCCAAATAGGATAAAACACAGTAGCACTGGCATTACGAATGCCGCCTTGGCTGCATGAACGCAAATCACCAAACCATTTCTTTAGGAATGGGATCATACCCGTGTGCATAATTTCACCGCCACGGATAGGCGAACCTAATGGTCGTAGTCGTCCAATCTCTAAACCAATGCCAGCACGTTTACTGGCATACTTGGCCATCATTTCGCCAGAGGCAAATATACTGTCAAGATTATCATCACTACGGATAAGAACGCAAGAGCTAAACTGCTTGGTCGGAGTTCCAAGGCCAGCAAGAACAGGAGTGGCAAGAGTAAAGAGGCCATCAGAAGCAGCATTGTAGTATTCCTTAATATAACGCATGCGAGCCGAGTTAGGCTCTTCACGATGAAACACGGTGGCAGCGGCAACCATGTAGCGAACTTGCGGTGTTTCGTAAATTTCTTTTGTTGAACGATTGCGAACAAGATATTTTTCAATCAGTTGTTCAATGGCAGCATAGCTGTATTGCTCATCTTTTTCATGATCGATCATATCATCCATGCGGTCCCAGTCTGCTTCACTATACCACTCTAACAGCTCGGGTGTGTACAAACCAGTTTCAACATTACGCTTGACAATTTCATACAAGCGTGGAGGCTCGTAGTCGCCGTAAACATCCTTTCGCAGCATTGAAAGACGCTGCTTCCCAGCAACGTATTGGTAGTTGGTGTGCCCAACATCAGGATTGGATTCAACGTCAATAAGATCTACAATAGCACGAAGTGTAATACCATCAATTTCTCGTGTGCTGATACCATCGTAAAAATGCAACTGTGCTTTGATTTCAATCATTGACTGACTGACATCTGCTATTCCTTGACATACTTTTGCTACTTGATTTTGCCATTTTTCAATGGCCATGGGCTCGCGTGTTCCGCTGCGTTTTACTACATTAATTAGTGACATCTACTTCTCTTGTTGTTTTTGTTACTTCTGTACTACCTGTGATTGGTGCAAACTTTTTTTAATTTTTATTTCAGACTTGATATTTAACAGGATTGACCTATTCCAATTCAGTATATATTTAGATTTGTCCACTAGGACTAAATTACGCCCGTCATCAGTTAAAACCAGCTCTGTTGACGCCATATCCGCACGGTTTAGTAAAGTTATAGTATACAGGATTCCAAGCCCGCGAGCAACCTCGCAAAAAATATTATCGCTCAATAATTGCCAAGGATCGGGCCAAGTGGATCGGTCATCCCAGTGCAAATGGTATGCTGTCCACGGAGAGTCAAACCACCAAGAGTTAATGGTTTGGAGCGCCGACTCAATAGGTAATTCACCAGCTTGTTTACGAAGTTGATGCCAACTGGTAAGGCGTGCTTCAAAGGTTACAGGCCACTTCACCAAATATGATTTATACTATAAGTTAATGTTCCAGTAACACCAGTATTGGTGCTGATGTATTTGACAAAAATTTCACTGCCCGATTGTGTAACAGTTAGTGTAATGCCTGTTGGGGCATTTTCCGAGTAGTCATCAGTATAAGTTAGTGCGCCAGTACCATTTTCCAACACAATAGACAGCCGTCCAAGTCGATAGTTGGTGTCCCGTGCTATGTTATAATCAATGTTAAGCGACCAAATTCCTAACTCACTGTAGGAAAAAGCAGTAGCAGGCGAAGTTACATTATTATTGAGTGTTACAGTTAGTCCTGATTCGCGAACATATGGGCCCATGGCCAACTGCTGACCATTAGTAAAGGCGATACTGGCTGTGCCGTTTACGTTGACTCGTTGATGTACAGTGGCAAATTGATCAGTACGATCAAAAATGTCACCGACGCTGATATTATTTGGAGAAACAAAATCAATAATAGAAGTATACGGTTGCGAAATGCCACCAAAGTGATTGCCCACATCGCCAAAAGTATTTTGCGCAGTAGCATTACGTTCAACTTCAAAAACAATGCCGCGGCCATAAATTGAATCAAAATCACAACTGTGTACGCCTATGCCCCGCGGATCATACGCTGTGCCCAGTGGGTTTGGTTCAACTACAACACCTTCGTACAACACTTGAAAGTGCGATCCTGAAAAATCAATGCCACGGACCTGTTCGTCGGTTTTCATACCGTAGGTACAACCTGAAAATACGCAGTTATCAAATTTAATTTGGTGTGTGTCGTTTGCTGGAGTACTGCTAAATCTAATAGATGCAATATCATCGACTGCTGTTGTTAGTTCAGCTGTTGTTAAAGGTCCATTGAATTCTACCTGATTAAAAACTATTTCGCTTGCTTGATCGATGCAAACAATGTCAGTTATTTTCAAACTGCTAAATCCCATGTTTTCAATAGTGATACTAATCGGAGGAGTGGCGCCATTGGTACCAATGTTAACACCAGTTTGCTGCAAGCTGTCACCTGTGCGCATAACGCAAGTGGCAGTGGAAGTGGCTGTTAGTTCAATAACACTATTCTCGGGGCCTTCACCTTTAAGCGTAGCGTAAGGAGGAACAACAATTGTGCCCGATACACGATAAACACCTGCAGGAAAGAATAAACTACGGCGAATTGCAGGATTAACTTCTCTACAGTAAAGTTGATAAAGTGCGCGGTTAATAGCATCTGTATCGTCAGTAACACCATCGCCGACTGCACCAAAGTCTTTAATTGTAGCAAACTGGTCCATCCAGTTTTGCAGCGTCAACTGAACTGGTGTTCCTGGTGTAACGCCAGTTTGTACGCTATAGCCTGTGGCTGCTTCGCCCGAGTATGTATAGTCCCGGACCAGGTACATTAAGTCCGAAAATTCAGTGAGAATTTCAGTATTGCCAATTACTGGAGCACCTTCTTCAAGTGTGCCATTACCAATAAACAGTCGGCGCTCATCCACGCTCCAGCCAAATTCAGCACCGGCTAATTGGGGTAGATCTTCTTGTAACCCTTTACGCTGGGTAATGCGCGAAATTTGTACAATAGCCAATTTAGTTGTCCTCTGTGATTAACTATTTAGCGTATATCAAAAAACTATTTTTTTGATATGTTGGTACAATATTTCATGTGATTTTCTGTTGGCATGCCTACCGTCTGGCCAGAAAAAAGTAGGATTATTTTTCCATAAAGCCAAGCGTTTATGTCCTTTGTCTATATCCTGCAGTAATATATCTAAATCCTCATTGTTTAAATAAGATTTAATATGTTGAATTACTTTTTCGTATCCCGAAGTAAATAATGAATAAACTGGATCCAAAGTTTTGTGATTATTTTCTAATACCAAAGATGTTTGACTTTGACATACTATATGTACCCCTGGGTATTCTGTTTCAAATTTATCAATCCATATTGTATCACTGCATCCGCCTATAACATAAATTGGAACATTGAAAGTTGTGCTGGTACTCGATAAATCATAATAAAATCTACTTATTGTTCTGTTTCTTAATGCAATATACCCGTCTGCTATATTCTGTATAAAAATTTCTTCTTCCATTCCAATAAAATATTTACAATCTCGTAACCATTCGGTTTGGAACACTAAAATATGAGATATATTTAAATTCTTATTGGTGGCTAAAAAATTTTGAATTCGACTACAACTTGTAATATTATCACCACCCGGTTTACTCAAATTAATTACTGTTGTGGAGTTATCCTCTGCCATAAAGTATGCTGCTAACCCCGGGTGGGAAATACGGAACTGGTCAAACTCACCAGACCCCCAGCTATCACCAGCAATTAAAATTGTTTTCATAATGTATAGTATTGCTCCACTCGCGCCCACCAGCGGTTCCGCCAGTATTCAAATTCTTCACCTTCAATAACAAACTCTTGATATTGTGGTTCGCTAATAATATTGCCCATGTCATCAGTAACAGGTTTAACGCACATTAAAATAACGCCTTTTTGTATTTTTGTCCCGTATATTTCATTGTGTGCTTCAGCGTAGGCGCAAAGTTGCAGAAAGTAATCTTCAATCCATTCAACTCGCTTGGGCTTGTTACTTTGTTTAAAGTCCAGTATGCTTTCTTGGTTATTGTGTATTCCACAGCAGTCAGTGGTGCCTGCGTAAATCCCCGGGAAATACAATGGAACTTCTACACCCCAAAACTCATCAACATTTTTAAGTCCGTTTTCAATAACAACTTCTGCCATAGCGTGGCTAGCCCAACTAAATGGATTAGTGCCACGTTCTTTAATTGCACCAGTCTTTACATAGTTTTCAAGATAAGTGTGCATCCGTGTGCCACGAGCAGCAGCTTCAGTGGTGATCTGTTGTGCTCGCTCTTCGCCTACGCTGCTTCGCCAACGCTGTAGTGCTTCACGCTTTTCTTGTGGTTTTGTTGCGTCCAGGATCGTTGTAACGGAAGGTACGCGGCTACCGTCTGGTGTGGCATACAAGCGACGGCCGTTGACGCTTTCTCGCTCAAGCGAATGATAGTTGTATTTGGGATTGTACATATTAAAAATATTGTTTAAATTCTGGAAATAGATAATCACGCTAGTTAGGATGATCGTTTGATTTTGCTTTTAATAATGTTTCTTCAAGATTTAATATCCAGCGATTATGAATAGAAATAGCTAACTCCCTGTCTAAAATATTAATCTCTAACTTATTTTCTAAATCAGTTAAAAATTGTTCGATATTTTGATTGCTAAACAGATCATCGGCAAATATTGTACACCACTTGCCAGGGTAATATTTTTCTAAAAATTGTTGCTTGTATAGTCTCTCTAAGTCATAACGGATAAAATATTTTCTAAGATCTACCTCATTTTTGCGTTCCATTCTTTTAAAGGCCAATTGATTTTTTTGCGGGAAACCAATGACCAGGAATTGGTAATTGGTAGATGTGTCGATTATTTTTTTAATATTATCTTCGTCGGCAGTGCCGAAATGGTATAAAAATATATAATTGTCTGTATTGATGTTCGAACTAATGCTATTGGCATTATTGTAATGGGCATTGCTTTTTTTACTTGGGTTAAAATATTGACTACGATCAACTTTGAAATTTTTATATTCCTTGCTAATTGATATTATGTTGGCTAAATGATTACCCCCAAGACCCGGAAAAAACATAATTATAAGGTTATTTTTCATAATAATTTACCTTACTTTTATAGACATAATTTTAATGTTAAACTCTAAAGCTCTCACCACAACCGCAGCGGTCACGCTCATTGGGATTCTTAAACTCAAATCCTTCGTTGAGCCCGCTACGAGTCCAGTCTATAGTCATGTTGTCAAGATACACTTCTGATTTTTTATCAACAACAACCACAAAATCTTTTTGTGGATATGCTATAGTACCAGCGTCGGCTGTGATTTCATCTATGTATTCTAACACATAAGCTAGTCCAGAGCAACCGGTTGTTTTGACACCTATACGAATGCCCGCACCTTTACCCCGTTTTTTGAGTAATCCCGTAATTTTTCGGGAAGCTAATTCGGTAACTGTGATCATTAAATAATTTTGGAACGTTAAAAACTTATAACTACGTGTACTTAGCCTTATCAACTGTAATGATAAACATACTATTTCCTCCTGGTGCATTTGGCAGCACCTTAGAGTTCTGCATACGTTATTTCAGTAACGAGCATTTTGACGATTCACTTATTGTTGAAAATTCTTTTACCAGTGATGGTGCAATGCATGCTTTTAAAAAAGAGTTTCATACAGGCAATTTCAATGATTACCGCCCCGAATATACTGTTGCTTCATTGATTTATCCAGATTTTAATAACAAACCAGCAGTTGAAACTGTTCTTACATATAAACAGAAGTTCCCAAGCCATTCAAAAACAGTTTTGATTGTTTTAGGAAATTTAGTCGAAGCTGAAAAATGTACAATGTTTCAACTATATAGAGCCGGTGATAAAATATTACCAATTGTATATAAATCAAAATTAAGGTTTTATAATGTTAGTTCTACTAGCGAGCTTGAAGTATGGCAAAAAAGAGAAATGATAAGCTATCATTTAGCACAATGGCAAAAAAATATTTTTCCAAATGAAAATATTCCCACTGAATGGTTAACAATTTCATTTGACGATGTTTTGTATTATTTAGAAGATACGTTAATTAAAATCTTTGATTTTTTAAATTTAACTTTTAACAACAATAACATAAAAAGTTTTTATGATATTTGGGCCAACAAACAAACATATGTTTTAAATGAAATTGATCTTGCCAACAATATCATGGAGCACTTAAACAATAATGAATTTTTAGAATGGAACAAACTATCGCTTTACGGCGAAGCCTTGCTGCAATACAAAATAAGAAAAAATAATAAACAACTAAGGTGTTACGGAGTAAATGATTTCCCAACAAACACCATAGAGTTAAAAAGTATCATTGAATAATGTAAAATATGGTCATTGGTGCTTTTGCTTGTAATCAGCAACAGCCGCTTTAATTGAATCCTCGGCCAAAATTGAACAATGTATCTTAACTGGCGGTAGTGCTAATTCTTCAGCAATTTGGCTATTACGAATAGTTTGAGCTCGATCAATATGCATTCCTTTAACCATTTCAGTGACCAACGACGAGCTGGCAATTGCTGAACCGCAGCCATATGTTTTGAAACGAGCATCTCTAATAATACCATTTTCATCTACCTTAATTTGAAGCTTCATTACATCTCCGCACGCCGGACTTCCGGTGAGCCCTGTTCCAACACTTGGATCATTTTTATCAAATGATCCCACATTGCGTGGATTTTCATAATGATCAATTAACTGTGGTGAATAAGCCATATTTTACCTCTGTCCTTGCCATAAATTTTTGTAACCATACTCTACTGATCCACTGCTAAACTCTAGCAGTTTATCAAACTTACTTCTAAATAACGCATCAGCATGGCTTTTTTCATGCTCATCAAAACTTGCCCAGTAAGTGACAATGGCAATTCTAACGCTATCATTTGTAAACCCTTGTGGTGATTGCCCGCCAATGCTGCCTTCATCGGAAATAAATCCAGCAAACTCAAACACTTGTCCAGCAACGAACGCTGTGTAGTTTTCTTTAACTACATTGCACATTTCTGCTAATGCTTCTTCAACGTCATCAACAGTTACACCCGGTTTGAGGTGCACTTCGTTGAATAGCATTACTGCATTTTGTGGTATTGTTATTGGTCCAAACATAATATACCCCTATACTAATACTTATCTATAGATTAAATACACAAACTATATGTAGAAAGGTCTATCATGGACGCAGAACAAAAAGAACTAGTTGTTGACAAGGATGTTGGTTTAGACGCAGCAGATTCCAACGGAGATAGACGGTTATCAAAAAGCGAGTTGGATATACATCTAGAATTTAAACGAAAAGAACTAGAAGATCAAGATGCGCAGCGCGATGCCATGCGAAAAATGACATGGTTTGCTTTGTGGGGTATGTTATTATATCCAGTGACCATTGTGATTGCATCATGGTTAGATGTTGATGATGCTGCCAAAATCATAGGCGATATTGCCCCCACTTACTTTGTGGCAATATCTGCTTTGGTTGCTGCGTTTTTTGGCGCAAACGCATACGCAAGCAGAAAATAAACTTAATGCAGTTGTTTTATGCTTTACCTTCGGCTGCAATATTTGCAGCCTGTAAACCTTTTTGGCCTTTTACGACATCATAAGTGACACGTTGATTTTCTTTTAGTGTCTTAAAACCTTCTGATTGAATTGCTGAATAGTGAGCAAATAATTCTTCCCCGCCGTCGTCTGGAATAATAAATCCAAAGCCTTTGGTTTCATTAAACCATTTTACTTTACCTGATGCCATAATAACCGTTTCTTTCTTAAAATTATTTTTTAGCAATAGTTTTATATTGCTAATCGTTTATTTATTTGGGTTTTTGTTTACTGAGCCTATTGACGGCGTTTCATTGCGGCCTTGGCGTTGCTGTTGACTACCGCTTGTGCTTGGTCAACGCTCATGCCAGTAGCGGCTTCGGTGTCGCCTCTAAAACTGACCACGTCCGAGCCGGGGTCAATTGGATTGAGAATATTTTTTAGTGGTTCGGCACTGACCAAGTCAGAAAGATTTTGATCCGTTACATTAACGCCCATGGTTTGGGCAAGATCAATAAATGCACGTTTACTAATTTGTTTTGATGCGTTTTCGTCATCGGCGCGGTCAGATAGAAAAGTGGCCAGTGCTGCTAACTTCTGAGCGTCGGGCCGCGATTCAAAAACCTCGTATAAACGCATTATCTGCGCTCACGACCTAAACTGGATTTGGCTGGTTCTTCGGCGTCAACTTCAATGTCGGTTTCGGCATCTAAATCTAACTCGTCACCGGCATCGGGCATAGGCTCGGCAGGTAACTCAGCACCAACATCAGTGACACCAGGTACTACAGGTGCTTGTCCAGTTACTGTGCCCATAGCAGCTTCTAACTGTGACTTGGAACCTTGTAGATTTTGAACCATGCCACCAAGAGCGGCTGTAGCATCAGCATTAAACTTTGTAGCTTGCTCGTAACCAATTTCATTGCGGATCTGATCAACCAATGCTGGCAAGTCTTTAAACTGTAAGGCAGTAATTTGCTCAATCATTTTCTGAACTTGATCAACCATGTCTTGGCTGGCCAGGATCACTTGAGCCTGTTGTACTTCACTTTCACTTAGACGGCGACCTTTGCGGTGACGACTTTCGGCTGCAACTGCTTGTAATGCTGCGGCCTTGACCATCTTGTCTTCGTCAGGAGTAAGTGTTTGACCTTTAGAGCTTTTATCCATAGCGGTTTTGAGCTTGGGGTCAGAAATCTTATTGATTCCGTCTTGTGTCTTTTTAGCATCAGCGGAGCCAGTACTAACGCCGCCTGTGGAAGTGGCCGGAAATTCTTCGCGAATTTTCTTAGTCAACACTTGTTCTAACATTACTAATTTTAAGTAAGCAGAATTTTTCTCACTAGCGTGATAGTCAGCTGTTCTACGGTGTTCTTTCAACAGTCCCCGAACTCGACCTAGCATGACATTTGCTTGACGCTTTGAAATTGATTCAAAGGTAATACTTTTGCCAAAGTAACTTTCAAATACTTTAGCGATTTGCTTTGTTTGTGGCAATATGGCCAATTCTTGCAGTTTCATTGTCGAATCCTTGTTGTTGGTAGTATTTAGCCCAGTTGACACAATCGGCTAACCTATTTTCTATCTCTTTTTTCTGAAGCAATTTACTTTCCAGCTTGGTCAGTATAATTTCGTGTTGATCAGCAGTTTTTACACGATCTCCTATTGTTGCTCTTGAATTAATATCTACTGTTAAAAAATGTAAACGATTGTCTAATTTTAATATGTCCCGTGCTTTGTTAAATTGAGCAAATTTGTCGGCTACACACCAGCTTAATGCAGCTTTTGATTTGTAAAAAAGCCCCACATCAGTGGCTGAACAGTAAACTCTATACCCATCGCTTTCTTTAATAATGCGATAACGTCCAAACACTTCATACTCGCCTTGATCATTTTTAAAAATGCTGTTGGGCTCAAGTGCGGCAAATTCGTTTTTAAATAATTCTGTAAACTTTTTAGTTGATATCATGGAAGAATATAGCGTACGATAAAAAATGCAATAACAGTGAGTAGCACACCAATGATGCTAAATCCCCAGTTGATTATTTGACTGCTACGTTTTGCGTTCATTTTTACTACTAAATCACGAACTTCGCAGATAATTGTTTCAAGTTTAGAAATTTTGCCATCAACATGGTCTAATCTTACTTCTAATGCGTTGTAACGTTCTGCGCACAACTCTACGTGCGCTTCTAAACTTTTTTTCTCAATGTTAGTAGCATCGGCCATTTCAAATCCCCGTTGCTGTATTTATGGAAATTAGAGTAAACCATATGTTCTGATTGGGACCCGAAGTTACCAATAATGGGAGTAATTCACCTTGTTCGTCTAATCCTGTGATCATGGGCACACCGTCGGCGTCGTCTTTTAATATGCGTGTTGGGTCTGAATCATCACCGTATATGTGCTCTGTTTCAGTTTCAAACTCAAACATCCAAGCACGATTTTTTGTATCTGTAATAGGCGTTTGCAGGCGAAACAATTGCGTTCTTAAACTGAGCACTTGTGTTATAGTTTCCCAGTTTCGTTGCTGATTGCGAGCACGAGTCCATGACTCAAGATCCTGGATCATATTTCCACTATCGTCGCGAAATGGTATTTTTGCCGGCTTGTAGTGTCCAGTAATACCTGTGGCTGTTATGTCAAAAAACGTTTGTACTGCATACTTCATGTGTGTTTTTTGCTTAATTCATACAACACTTCAACTTGATTACACAAATCGTTAAGTGCTGTATTGTTATGCCTTGATTCAAATATTTCACCCCACCTTTTTTTGTTTTCCAACTGCTCAAGCTCACGCTGTAGTGTGGGGTCTTTGTAGTGTAGTGTGCGTGTTTCGCTATGATGTTTACGAGAGTAAATTGTGCGGCCACCGTCGGCTGTCTCGAATACAGTTAACTCGGTTACCTTGGCAATATTGCTCGACGTCATAGTGTAGTATTTAACGCCAAAAGAAAACCTCGGGTTTAAATCCGAGGTTTTTGTATCAGAAACTAATGATTAGTTTGTGAATGTAGCCGAAGCTGTTGTAGTACCACCAGTGGCAGCATTTAGATCAGCTGTAGTCCAAGCACCTGTGGGATACACAGCGATAGCCAATGTATCAGGGGCGCCAGTTGTAGCTTCATACATAGCGATAGTAGCTTTGGTTTGAATAGCAAGCATAGTAGCGTTTGTTACGCTGCCTGTCGATGCTACACCAGCTAAAGCGATAGTGAAGAAGTCTAACTTGGGACCAGCCAAGTTAACTGTAGCGGCGCTTGTTACACTGTTTAAAGGTGTGGGCCAGCCGGCGCCGGGGGAAGCTGCTGTTGTACCAGCATCCATGTTGGATACTGGTTGATATGTACCATTTGTTGGTGTTGTGATGTTAGCCATTTTAAATTCTCCTTAGTATGTGGTCCGAAGACCTACTTTTATTTATGCTTTTGGAGAAAAAATGTCCGTTACGCGGCCAGTTCGGGGTTGTTTAGGGCTCGATTTCCAGCACTAAAGCCGAATCTATTAACTAATTTAGCACGGCCAGCGGGGGTAGCTAACACCCAACCTTCTTGCCCGGGTTGCTGCACATCCAGCTGGCGCAGCATGTCAGTTTTAACATCGTGTAGCAGCAAGAAAGCTGTAAACGCTGCTGTAATACCGTCCATGTTTGAACGGGGGCTTTGCAGGTATTCTACAATATTGTTAAACTTGCGGGGTGTTACATTTGACCGCAACCACTCACCAAACCCATTTAACAAATTGCTGTAGTCGCTGGTGATGCGGGAGTTAATATAGCGTTTGCACAGTTGTGGCAAATCCGTAATACCCGAAGCACGAAGCTCAGCAGGATTAAACAAACCATCAATGTGAGCACCGTGAGCAGAAACAATTTGATTCAACTGTTTGACCAAGTTGTTATCAAGCTCAACATTTTGTATTTCTTTAACGCTGGGCTCAATTAGTAGGAGTCCCGGAACTGATTCAAGTGTAACGTGTTTAATTGCTTCAGCAGGACTGTCAGGATCTTTGTATCTTGTGTGTATAGCTACACCTACTTCACTGTCGCCAATGCGCTGTCCGAGACGGCTTTTAACGGGAATTTTGTATTCAATAAAATTGGGCTTGAACACATAAGCACCGGACACTTCTGGCGGGCGGTTAACATACAACAGGTCACCTTGAATGTAGCCCCGCATATTTTCCGGCGTAGCAGCACGTAGTAAAGGAAATAACTTTTGATAGATAGCCACTAACTCAGTGCGATCACCCTTTCGCATGGCCATCATTCGACCAATATGCTCGGGCGAAGTTGCTAACCCATCATAGCCCTTGGCTCCAAAACCACTTTTATCTGTGAGCACAAATGTTCCATCGGACTTACGACCAAATACAATAGCAGGTTTGCCGTCCCACTTGACAGTGGTAGTTCCGCGGGTGTTTTCAGCAGCATGCGTCATAATTGCCACTGCATCACGAATGCCACGAGTGCCTTTTTCAAACACCAAGTCTTCTAGGTGCTCAATGCGTACATCCTTGGCGCCTTCAACAATCACTTGCATGCCTTGGTTAACAATACGATCACGAAGCCGAGATAGAAAATCCACATCGCTGTATTCTTTGTATACTGCTTGATCGTTTTCCATAAAGGGCACACCTTCACGAGCAAAGTATTCGCGAGCGTCTTTTAGTTTTTCGTCCCGCTTGGGATCACGTTCAAGTGCTGCTACAACTGTTTCCACGCTGTTTAAATCGTCGCGACTGGCGCGGGGATTTAGTAGCAGTTTGGCAATTTTGTCAGGATCATCACTGATGATTTGATTAGTAGCACGATCAGCAATACCAGCGTTTTGATTTAGTTTATAGCCCAGGCTTTTGGCAATGCTGTTCAATAGCACATTGCGATCAACGCCACGATAGTTGCTGTCTGAGGGTGCGCTGAGTATAAACTTTGAAAACGGCACATTTGTAACAAACATAAAATCAGTTTGCACATAACCCGAGTTAACATTGCCACCGATGGGTGTTTTAAAATGCACAGAAATGCCCGACTTCTTAATATACTCTTCGGGCTTGAGGCCATGACTGGTAGCCCATTGTGACAAGCGAGCAATCAACTGCTCCTTGGTCACTTGATTGGCATCTACAGCCAAATCTAAGTCACCGGATGTAGGCTTTTTGCCTGTGGATCCCAGTGTGTTATTTTGTAGATCAAGTCCTGGCAACATCTGATCCAACCAAGCCAGCGTCGTTGGAATGTCCGTTTGGTTAATGCGCTGCGTTAGGGCGCGGCCCGAGCTGTCTTTAAAAACATTGCCGCCTTCTTTAATAATCATGATATACGATATCCCATGGACCTTAGTAATGAGTCAGCAACACGGTCACCAGTAGTGCTTAATTGAGTATTCCTGCTCAGTTGTTGAAATTTTTTACCAGCTTGCCCCAATAATGCCGGTGGCAACCCTACATCGGTAAACAAAGCATTCATATCCTGGTCAACTGGTTGAGTGGCTCTAGTTGGTGCTGTATCTGGTTTACTACCATAAGCAGGTACTGATAGTTTACTTCGATTCATCTTATTGTTAGTGATCAACAGTTGCGCACCAGCTAGTGCGGTGAGCATATAATCGACAACTGCTGCTTTAGTTGCCGCTTCGTTGCCTTGAGCAGCTCCAATTGCACCTTCGGCCTTTTCGAGTTGGTCCTTTAAAAGTCCCGAGTCTTCGACTGCTTGTAAGGCAATCATCTCATAGGTAGTTGGATCACGCATGGCAATTTTGTTATTGGCAAATGCTAAAAAACTATTTAAATATTCCTTTTTTGGGTCAGCAGCAGGCTGGGCAGTTGTCTGTGGTTGTGCGGGTTCTTGAAGCGCAGCTTGTTGTGCTGCTATTTGTTTTTCAAGATTGGCGATTTCTGCTGGAGTTGCACCACCGCGAGCTGTAACTGCTTCTGTTTGCGGGGTCTTTTGCTGTTTAATCCACTCATCGGCCCAGCCTTGTGCCATTTTAACTAATTCAGGTTGAGCTTTAACAGCCGCTAACTTTTTCTTAGGATCGATAATTCCTGCCGCGCTGGTGGATTTACCAAACATTGCATTTTTAGCAAGCGACCCAACTGCACCCAATAAACCTTCTTTTACAGGTTGGCGTTGCGTTAACTCATGAATTTGCATCAGTTTTTCTCACAGTACGAGTAAATTTGCCGGGATCACGCAGATTAATAGCGTTGATCAACTTACGCTGCAAATTCTTAGCCGTATCGGGCTCGTAGCTGGCGTCAATTTGTTCTAATAAGCGGATGGCACTGGCTATAATGTTACTAGCGCGAGTTTCAATTACATGCCGAGAATCACGCTCGATGTACATGCTTTCTAGTTCTTCTAATAAACTACGAGTTTTCTTCTGCATAATAAGTCCCGGACCTTTTTATTATTTATCGTACTATTCAGTTAACTTGTGCTGACTGGAAAGCGGTCCTTCAATCGAGGTATTACTTTTTGACAATCCAAGGGCCAATTTTTCCTTATTTTCACACATTGTTCTAGAACACGACTACTTAATAATAAATCCCTATTAGCTTTTAAACGATTGATATTTTTAGTACGCAATTCGTGGGCAAGTGATTTGTTTGATAAAATTTCTAAGTTATTTGCAATAGCATAATAACATCTTTCTATTAGTGTTGGATATGATTGATAGCTGTGATCAATTATATCTTCAAAAACATCAAATCCTAATTGTTTCAACCCCTGCGCTTGATTATAGCCGCCTACCCAAATTGGAAAAGTTAATCCTAAAATAGCATAAGATGTTTTTTCTGTGAACCCTGCTTTTTTTTGATAGCCATGACTTTCGGTAATAAGAGAAACAGCACTTGATGCAAATATATTTTTTAAAAAATTATTCCAGGTATAGGTAGTATCTTTGTGTTTAATGTGCGAGTCGGTTGAATTTACGCCCTCGGGCATTTCGAAAAATTTTGATTCTATTTCAATGGGTGCCAATAAAAATTGTCGTTGCTCTTTTGTTAACGGACTACTTGTTCCTAAGTGATCTAATTCAGTAATTGTGTTGGACATGTCTAACTCACGTCCTAACCCGCTCCATGTATAGGTGTAGTCAGTTAATTTAAACATTTCAACTAGTCGAATGCATAACGTTCTATGAATTCGTTTTTTATTGATTATAAAATTAAAAGTATTATAATCAGTAATTTCGGGCAAATCAGCTGACATAAATGTTATGTTAAAAAAAACAAAACAAGCAGGAACACAATAAATTGGCAAATCGTTATCTTTATCCTCACCGTCTGTTGGAATATAATAATCGTTTATTATATACTTTGGTTGTGTGTAACTAATTAATCTATCTAGTCTGCTTGGCTCATAAAAATCACTTATAAACAACACATCGTTGTCTAAGTAATCTAACTCGTATGTGACTAATTTGTTAGAAGGAACACTAATATATAATTTTGCCATATATTAAACTTGTTTAATTTGTCCCAGCAACTGTTTTAGCTTGGCGCTTTGTACATCTACTGTAATTTTGCTCACTTCTCCGGTATCAGCATCAATTTTTTCGTTTGTATTAACACGACTTTGTGGTTTGATAGTATCGTAAATGCTGGGTTTCTTGAATGAACTGCTGCTGTTACTATCATCGCCGCCGTTGTCAGTAATCCGCATGGTGTCAATATTATATTCTAAATCAATCTTTTGTCCAACACCTGTTGAACTACGCGACTTCATACATTGAAGTTGATACTTGCCCCGCTCCTTCATCGCACGACTAGTAAAAATACCAAACACATTGTCAGCAGTATTAATCTTACTAATACCACCTGAAATATGAGAGTGGTCAAACTCAATTTCTTCAACCGCTGATCGATTCAACTGACTTGCTGTCACAAACAACACATTTAATTCTTTGGCCAAATTACGCAGTTCTTCACTCACATACTTATCTTTAACAAACAAGTCATTGGGACTGACTTTGGCACTCACTGGCATCAGCAGATCCAGGTAATCTACCATGATAAAATCAATTTTAATGCCTGTTTGTATTTGTACTTCTTTAATATATGCGCGAATGTCATTGACGTTGCTTTGTGCTGGCAATGCTTTAACACGATACTGACCAAACTTTTTGCCAGTTATTTTAATCTTCATTGTAGCTGTGTCAATATCTTTTCGTATTTCTTTGGTGCTCATGTTAGTCAACATAGCATCAGTTCGTAAACTGGTCAATTCTTCACTAAGTTCAAGACTGATGTATACGCCACTCAGTCCTTGCTGTAGCCAGTTTAGCGCAATATTCATCATCACAAGACTTTTGCCTGAACCCGAGCCACCAGCAAAAATGTTCAGTTCGCCGCGACTGAATCCACCATATAGGAGTTTGTCTAGTTGTGGCCAACCTGTGCTAACTTGTCCACCTGAGTTAAAATATCTGTTAATGCGCTCACTGGGATCCGCAAAGTAATCAGTGCCCATGTCTTTGGTCAGGCTGATCTGTACTGCATCCTTGATAAGTTTTTCTACTGGATCATAATCGCCCTTTTCCAACAAGTCTGCGGATTTTAAAATAGCACGTTCCAGTTCTTGGCGCCGTGTAAAACTTTCAAACTCAGTCATGAACCATTCAAAATGTCCTTCGTTTAAGTCGGGTACTGGTTGTAGTTTAACACCCGTAGCCGCGGAAATTTGTGTCCGGTCGGGCATGGTCTTATGCTTTTCGGTATGCTCTTTAATAAACTCTGCTGCGGGTCTTAGCGACTTGTCAAAGTTTGTAGCGTTATAAATGTTCTGCACCCGCACATAGCTGGATGCATCTTCCAGCATCATTTCTAGAAAAAGTTTTTGTACGTCTAATCCGTATTCTTTAAGCATATTATATGATTTTAATTTTATTACCAATGAACAAATGATATGCAAACGGGTCGTGGTGAAATAATTTAAATATTGCATATCCATCACTAGTCCACTTGTGACTACTTATAGCGTCTGCATTTAAAATATTATCAAAAGATTCTGTTAATCTATATTCAACAACCTTTTCAAAAAGTTCTTTGTTAATAGGAACTCCTACAAAATCTATACCCGTTAATTCAATTCCATTATTTTTTATTCCCTTACATTCTAGTATAACATTATTAGGCAGACATGTCAATAATTTAATTATATGCAAATTATTGACAATATCATGTTGTACTAATGTAGCATTTTGACTATCTAACTTAAGATTAGTCGAATCACCATGATCAAGTATTTTTAAATTTAAAAGAAATGGCGAGTGTTGAATCCGCATTCTTGTATTACCTTTAATAATTCAATCCCTTTCTTTTTTCTATTCGTTTCACCAGATTTAAATGTGTCAGGATTTAATTTAGATTCTAATACGGTTCCTGGTAAAATTCCCGGCAATGTAATCTGAACTTGTTGAACAGTATTATTAGCAAAGTTCTTATGATCTATAAACCATTTTTTTACATTTTCGTGATCACTGTCTGTTTCTGTGTGGTATGCAGCAATCATCAATAAATTCATCGGTACTTGATATTTTTGACCCATTATTAAATGATGTTCCAAATCTTGATTTGTGAAGTTTTTTCCAAGATTTATTCTAACTTTTTCGATAACACTTTCAACACCAGTTAATAAAAACCCATTACTTTTTTTAATGTCGTACCACATTGATTCCGGGTGTTGTGATTTGGGGCGAATAATGAATGATCCAATCCAGTGTATTTGTTCATCAACGCTAACAGCATCATTATATTCTGCTATTAATTTAATTAATTTTTTAAATTCTCGTAAATTACCATTACAAATACTACTGCTGAACTGAAATCTGCGTGTGTGATACTTACCAATATACAATTGCATACGTTCAAAAATAGCATCTGCAGTCAAGTATTGAAATTTTTTCCAAAATGCTATTACATCGCAAAATTCGCAATCCTGAACACACCCTCGGCTGTCAATAATTGGTAATAAAGGATACTCATACCTTAATAAGGTATAGTCAGAATAATCAGGAGGCGGGTTTGTTTTAAAGTTTTCATTTGGCAACCAGCTCCAGGAATTGATCCCGTGATAGTTAGTATTACCATTGACGTATTCTACCATCGATCTTTCTGCATCGCCTGTAATGTAATCATCTATTAGACCTAATCGTTTTAAACGATCTGGAAATTTAAATAAAGAATTTTCTAATGTTTCTAAACCCGGGCCACCAATAACTATTTTTACGTCTGGAACCTGTTGTTTTAACATGGCACACAACCACATTGCAAAAACTTGAGAACCACTGCTGAACAAACTTAGCCCTACTATTGTGGGCTTGTGATACATAATCTCATCAACAAAAAAACGCAACATCTTAATAAGATCATCAACAATTTTTTCATCAATAATCTGTTTGTAAAAAAAATTTATGAATAAATTTTTATCAGGATGATGTTTTAATTTATTGTATATATCAATATTAAGATCGAGTCCGATACACTGAATTCCATTTTCTTGAAGAGCTGCTTTTAATACAGCTGGAGCTGCCAACGGTGTGTTTTCGTCAACAAAAGGCACTGTAGTTATCACAACTTTATTATTTTTATAATTTTTTTGCAAGTTGCTTTTTCCTTAATTCAATTTTTATTCTACTGGTTTCTCTTGATTGCAGTATAGTTAGCAAAGTTGGCAACTTTCCCCATAATTTCACAGCGTCGTTAATGTCTTTAACTCCGTCTGGCCAATTGGGTATGCTAACTGCCCAACCCAGTTCTAACGCACGATCTACTAGTGCCAGTCCCGCTGTGTCTTGGTCGGGCACTACAGTAACTTCACGACCCAGGCTCCGTATCATGCGAACCTGCTCGTCGCTGATTTGATTATGCATAACAGCCAAGCCACCGATGCACAGCGCATCAAAAATGCCTTCTGTTACAATCACATGCTGCCACCCTGGTTGTTGTAAATCAGTGCCAAACACATATCCCGTCTGTGTGTCATTGATATATCGCGGATTACGATCGTCAAGGAATCGTATAGTACTGCCAACCACTTGATTATTATATGTAAATGGGATGATAACACCTTTTCTTGTGCCCGTAGTAGCAGCAACCATTACAGGATAGTCTTCGGGTACATGCCTGCTCCGTAGATAGTTCCATTCGTCTACTGTTTCGGGTGTAACAAAATTAACAAAACCCGGAAGATCTGCTTCTTTAAATTCTATTGGTGCCAGTGCATTCCAAGTTCGCTGACGATCTTCCAGCATGCCCTCAATGCTACGATGGCGCATGCTTTCAAGATTTATTAAGTTGATGTCATTTTCCGGAACGCCCAACCACTCAAGCAAGCGTCGTGCTTTAAAACTGATGTTGCGGCCAAGAATAAAACTGGTAGTATAGTTACAGTTAAAGCAGTGATAACTCCAACCTTGGTCGGATAGTTTAATACCGCCTCGTCCCCGACGATCTGCTGTGTTGCCATTGTGTATGCAGCAAGGGGCGTTGAAAGAAATCCATCCGGAACTAGACTGTTTTCTCTTAGCAGGTAAAAACGCCAACACATCAATCATGTTACGATTATAACATGTTTTACGACGAAAAACAACTGTTTTGGTTTAACGGTATTTTATATTTTCCACATGGCCCGTGGATACCACAATGGCCACTGATACCATACCATATGGATTGGGACGATAACCCGAGCCACCAGATACAAGTGTAATATCAGTAACTGCGCCACCAGCACCAATTGTGGCTACAGCCTCAGCACCCGCACCTTCACCAATAAACTCAATTATAGGAGGTGCTTGATAGCCTGAACCCGGACTGGTTACAGATATGCTAGTAACCACTCCATTAGTAACCACAGCATTAGCAGTGGCTGCCGTACCAAAATTGGTTTGTCCATTTACACCTGTAGTAGTCACGCTGTTGTTAAAGCACAGTCGCAGTAAAGGATGCCACCCAATAATGTTCATGTGGATGGTTTTTGTTTCGTTTAGGTATTGTGTAGAAGGTGTTACATTATACCAAACACTTTGATAAGTTTCAGCAGCTTGTGCTTTTATAGTTCCAGTGTAACCAACCAAGTCCATTTGTATGGTAGTCACCGGACCGCGGGGCACAATTTGACTGCTATAGTATTCAGTTGATTGGTAAGGATTGTTTGATCCAATTGGCTGGCCAGCTTGTAGTGCCCAATCGGGGTATTGAGAACCGCTGCTTCCCCCATAACTGGTTTGTGCTGACAAGTTGGTAGTAGGAATAGTCAGCTCAGTGCTGGGCACAAACTCGGGATAAATGCTGTCCAGGATGTCTGCTGGTGCGCGGGCACCTGCTTGGGCATCTGTAAACACCGCTTCCACCAAGTTGCCACTGGCTCGCATAATGCTATAGCCTGCGGGCTGTGCTTCTACTATGTCAAGATCGGCAGGCGTTAGTGTTACTTTGGCACGACCATATGTAGCATTAATAATGTCCATGGGCTTTTGTACCAGCAACGAGTCGCCGTTTTGACTGACCAGTCTAAATGTTAGTGTGCTGCCCGTGATATTCACAGGTTTTTCGTCTTGATTAATAAACTCAAACAGGACTACATTGTCAACACCTTTGTTAATTGTTAGTTTTTTAGCATACACGGGATCGTACCTATATGAAAAGTACGCACCACTGGTGTCCGGAGTTAACACTCTAATTACTTGTTGGTAAAGGTAGGCAGTGGTTGAGTACATCTTGTATTTAGCGATAACAGCAGACCGTTTTTACCATTTTAATCCAGCCAAATTCTTACGATATAAATATCCTGATGGGCAACGATATCTTTACAAAATTAAGCGAACAATACCCTTTTATCACGTTATGTGTATACGCATCAACGGAATATGTGGGCATTGTGCAAAATCAAGACAGCGTTGTTACCACCATATATGACTTTGGTAGCTTGCACGATCCCGAACTTAAACGGCGATTTTTAGAGTTAGCCAACGTATGGTGGTGGGAAAGTAACCGCAGTATTCCTATCAATATCTTTTTGAAAAAGGACTGGGACATATTCAAGTCCTGCTTGCGGACGTTTATCAATAAGGACCTTGAAATACTACACGGTCCTGTATGCTCGTTAAACGATATTATTCTTAAAAAGAGTAAGCGAAAAAGTATTACGCTTGTACGGAAGATGGAGTAAGCAGATTCATATGTAGCGCAACCAATGCTGCATAAGAAATTGCATGCGACTTCTTAAACACAAATCCCCGCGAATTATCCCCATCCCACACTGATTCAAATACCGTAGGCCACGGTTGTTTTTGTAAGTGTGCCTTGCCTGGGCGAATAATCGAAATAAACGCTGCCATACGCGGAATAGAATCGGGGCGCATTTCGCGTAGTAAATCAGTGTAGTTACCCACATGCACTAACTGCTGTGCCCAAGCAGGCTCTTCCCACAAGCGTGACCACTGTGGCTCTTGTGCCAGTGCTTGGGTATACTGTTCGGGACTAGTAATCAGTTGATACACACTCATATTCAACAGATCAATCTTAAAGTAGCCTAACTGTTCAGCAGTTTCATAGTCTATGGCTGCACAACCATTAACTGGATCATATGGTATGTCGGTTACATACACACCGGAGTTATGTTTTCTAATCTGCCCATTTACTTTTTGCATAGCCGGAGTTGTATTAATGAGTGTTAGTAACTCATCTCTATTAGCCAAGTCAATGTCAATATCTGCGCTCATTACCAACCTGCCTGTGCTAAAATTTCTTTGGCATATTCTTGATCTGCGGGATAGTCTTGAAAACGCTTTTGCCAATGATCTGCGTCAATATAAGGATACACCAAACCAATTTGTTCAGCGTTCAGTTCATTTAAAAACTGTTGTCCCGATGCACAGTTAAAAATTATCCAAGGACTGATACGTCCCGCAGTCACAGCATACACCATTGCATTAGTTCCACCATAGCGTAAGCAGTCGTGTGGTGGATGCCCAGTTTTTTCGCTCCAATCAAGCCCAAACTCAAGACCTCGCGCAAGCGCATCGTTTACATTTTCCACACGGAGATAGTGTGTTAAGTATTCAGTGTAAACTGTGTCGGTGCACCAGCGATCAATTTTTTTATTTTGTTTAAGCACCCACTCCATAAAACGCTCGGGATTGATTGCACGAATAGACACACAATAGCGACCAAACTTGACAAACGCTCGATAGTAAGGACTGTCACAAAAGTCATCATAAGTTTTCAAACGAGCGCTGCCTTGCGTCATTTCATAAAACTTGATGTAGGCTTGAAAGCCCAACTCCACACCACGCTCATTACGTTCTTGCCGTCGACGGCGCGGCTCGCAGCTATGTACAGTTAGACTTGTTTCTTTTACAAAGTCTTTTTTACAAAACTGGCAAGTGTACTTCATTTCTTGGTTTCTTGGCCCATTAACCGACGTTGCTCGTCTATTTCTTTCTGTGTAGTTATAGATGCCAGTGTTGCGATATCACTGTCCTTCATATCAGGATACAGTTCAGCCAACTGCTTCCGTATGCTGGTAGCACCAGGTTCGCGCTTTTTAGGCGCAATCCAGTTGTGTCTGTGTGTGCCCATATCGGGACTAACAGTGGTAGCGCATAGCCATTGTAGTTCGGGATGCTTGTTAATAGTAAAAAAGTGTTTGTTCAGTCGCTCATTGGTGGCTACAAGATAAAACTCTTGTAACTCACGAGTGCCTTCTACTGCGCTCCCCCAACGAATCATTAGATAGTTGGAAAACTTCTTTCGTTCTTCGTCTGTGAGCTCACGATAGAATTCGCGATTCTTGCGATCAAACTGTCGCATCTCGTTGACAATGCTTAGTTTTTCACTCACTACCAGGCCTTATTGTAGTCAACAATTTCACAGTTACGGCTGATGTCTTTAACAAAGTAAACACATTGCGGCTTGGGCCCGTCAGTGATGGGTACACATAGCAGTTGGCCGTTCTTTAACTTGGGCGCATACCACGCCACTTCGTGATAAACATCAATTATTTCAATGTGGGGAAAACTTGGGCGAAAACTGCTTAGTGGGTTGAACTCAAACACTCGGAAGCCACGATCGTTAATGCTGGTTAAGGGCAGCACTTCAAGATCGCCAATTTCGGGTTCGCCGATCAACACCTGCCAGTCCATGGGCATGCGAATTGTATTTTCACCAATTTTTAATACCAGTGCGGGACTGTTAAAACTTTCCAGGAAGATCAAGGGAATATAATGATAGTCAGGATCCTTGGGATCCGAGTTATCAAAAATAGCAAATCGCATGTCATCTACTTCCTCGGGTAGATGATCAAGATCAAATGGCTCGTTATTATCTAGTGTCAGTATTCGCATGTGGTTATTATAACACAGTTTTTTAGTTTTGCAACCTTTGTTTCATTTAATTATATTTTTGTATTTTTCTTTAAAGGTATTAAATTCGGGGTTATCAAGTAGCACCAAACTAAGTATAAGCCTTGATGTTTCAATATTTTCCACGCTATGAAAACATTGAACATTGAATGAATGCCAGGTATGTTTTGGTAAACGTATTTTATAATTAAGGGTTAAATCTTTGTGTAGGGCATTTTCACCCTTTTCCATCAATTTTGATTTTCTACTTTCATTATAAAAACATGTTAGTACATTATCGCCCCCGAGGCCTAAAAGATAATTTATACTGATATACCGAAATTTATCACAATGCGGTGGATTCTCTACTAATCCAGTTTTGTAAGTGTTTTCTAATTTTCCAATAAATGCAACAAAATCATTACCAAAATAAGGACCGTAAATTTTTTTAAGTTTGTCCATGATATCTTGATTTAAAAACGTATCGGGTTTACCGTAATGATGAGCTGCTACTCTAATTTTATGTTGATAAAAATTTTCAACCCAAGGATCAACCGTTGCAACCAGTTGATCACCAAATTGAATTATCTCTTTCTCTAATTCAGCAGGCAAGATTGGTATATCTAAGTATAAAATATTATTCATTTCCATTCTAATTTCTCCTGCGAAAAAGGATAGTTGGCTTCTTTATAAAATTGTTTGCGTTTAGTTAAGTGCCGCTTGGCAAACTTACAAGTGGAAGTCACATCCCAAATTTCTACATGATCTTTGTCTTCTGCTTTCCTAATGCCTCGTCCAATTGATTGGATAACACGAACAAAGCTCTTTCCGGGCTCCAAAAGAACCAAATTAAAAATACGAGGGATATTAATACCCACAGCGGCCACACCGTAAGTCGCCACAATAATCTTGTCAGAACTCGTCGCCACTTGATCATACTCATCTTGTCTTGCTCCTGCTTTAGTTGCGCCCGAAACAAAAACCGCTCGATCGCCCAGGCGTTCAATCAAAGCGTGACCGGCTGCCACTCGATCCACTAGCACCAGTGTATTGCCAGTAAGGTTAACTTGTGCTACCAAGTTAGCAATAGTTGACAAACGATCCGGTTCCTCTAACAAGAACTTTAACTCACTTTGATAATTGGTAAACTCGGCATGGTCTACCAATTGTACAATGTTTACATGACATTGCGCTAACACACCACGATCCTGTAATTCACTTGCGCCAAGTTGATTAATCACAGGACCTAATCCACACTTTAATGCTTGAAATTCATAAGGCTCCTTGGGCACAGTTCCAGTCAGCCCCCATCTAATTGGCATACGAGACATGATGCCAGTTAGTAGTGTCTTGAGAGCATCGGCCTTAGCCATATGTACTTCGTCAACAATCACACACACTACATCTTCAATAAAATCCTGTATTGAAAATTCCGCTACTCCGCTCTTGGTATTTTTTAATAGTATATTCAAACTTTGCCAAGTACATATGGTATGTGTGCGACCAATTTCTTTACGGTCACCAAAGTACACACCAACATCTAGCCCTAAGTTAATATAGTCTGCTTCAGTTTGTGTTACTAGGCTTTTGTTGGGCACAATAACAATGCTACGACCATACTTTTCCACACTGGAACTTAGGGCCGCAGTTATCAGCGTCTTACCGGCACCTGTGGCTACTTCCTGAATACACTGGGGATTTCCAAGAAAGTTATTTATAATCTCCACTTGGTAATCACGCAGAACCACTGGCTGACCAGCTTGGGGGTGATTCTTTGGCCAAGTCTTATGAGCAAAAGAGTCTTCGCTAACAGTATCAAAGTCAAAGGTGGTTGAGTAGGTCCGTTGGTCATCAAGTTCAATGTCGTAATTAAACTTTTCTAGGATGGGCACAATCTCGGGCAGTAGATTTACATAGGTACTACCACCTAATTGGAAGTAGCTGACTTTGCCATCCCACCGACCGAGTCTTACAGCCGGTAGATATCGTGCGCCCGGGATATCATACTTGAAAGCATTGACCAGAGCACGGCGTGCGTCAAGCTCAAGCCCTTCGATCTTGATGTTAACTTCGTCGCGGATTATGATTGTGGCTGTTTTCATACAGATTAATTGTACACTATTTAAACAGCAAAGTCAAAAAAACAGGTACTATTTTTAGTAGTACCTGCCCAAAGAGTAGTTTTACTACTCAGGAGTTAAACTATCAAGCCACTTTCATACAAGTGGTTTCGGCAAGTCGGCGCCAATTTGTATCGCTCAGTTTGCGCAGATCAGCAATTTTCAGTGCCATACGCAAGCTCATCTCACGCAGACGATTGCGGTTGGCGTCCATAAACGCAATGATCTCGTCGTGCATTTCGGTGGTAAAATCATAGTCCGCAAACAGCACACCGTCTTTGGCGATTTGTTTGATGCGCAGAATTTTGTCGCGCATGGTGTCCAGAGTCAAGTCCAAATAGTGGCAACGAGATTGTAGTGCATCCAAGTGGTCCTTGAGTTTTTGCGACTTCATCTTGTCAAACTTCAAGTTGGTGATAAAGATCACCGAGCCCTTGAATTCGAAACGATCGGGTATGCCTTCACGGCGCAGGGCACTGGATTCACTCAGCCAGGAAATGGTGCGTTTTTTGCCTGAGTCCAGAGCACCTTTTAGGAGGTTAAGCGCCACATCATCGATCAGAATGCTGTCGCAGTCGTCAAACACAACCACGCAATTGGGGTCTGAGAATTTGTACAGCGTTTGATACAGTCCAATGGGGGTAGCGGAGCCTTTGACAACTTCAGCACGAATCCTGCGACCTGCCATACGATCAAACAAGGTGGATTTTTCAATCTCTTGTTCGACGCCAAACGACTTGCCCACGCCCGGGGGGCCTGAAACAATCATTGCACGAATGTCACCAGACACCGTGGCCTTGGTCATTTCGGTAAGGATATCAAACCGCTCGCGAATGCGATTGATTGCAGCCTCGTCAGTTTCTTCAACGACAGGTGCTGGTGTCTCGGACTGTTGCGTCATATTTTCAGCATTTACATATTCAAAATCATCAATGGCATCAACGCGAATACGCACGGTGCCAAACTCGGGTCCAAAGTAGCCGGCTGAGTCTACAGTCACATAGTTGCCTTTTGCACCAGTGGCGTAGCCTTTTACTAAATTGAAACAGACGTTATTAACGGGGCGGTTGCGATAGACACCGTTTTTAATACGAACTGCATTCACTTTTAACTCCTGTTTTGTTACTATGCCATTATTATAGCAAATGAGCCATTATTGGTCAATAGTTTATTTGGGGTTGGATTGTTGCGTAAAAGCAACAGTTTTGTCTTGTTTTTATGCTGCGTATTATAGCAAAAAGCTGAATATTCGTCAACCACAAAAAAACCCCACTTTGTGTGGGGTTTTGTTAGTTAAGTGTTAACCTATTAAGGTGCCAAGCCTGGGGCTACGTGTAGCTGGCATTCAAATGTACTGCCGGCGTTAATACACCAGGTCCACTCGCCATTTTCTTGACCGGGCTGGCGATCAGGGGTTTGGTCAACACCGTCAATTTGAACATTAGTACGTGCATCACCTTGTGGATAACAATCACTAAAGTCGGTGGGTGTTCCAGGAATTGATTTTCCTGCACCCAATGAGCCTTCGGGTACTGTATGTGATTGATCTAATTCCCATGTTGTACCACTACCGGATACAATTTTTCCATAACCTGTAGTAGTACCAGGTACACCAACGCCCATACCAACTGAAATTGTGCCGGATGTAACTGAGCTAACAGTTAAAGTTGTTCCGCTTATTGATCCTGAAAAACGGGTAATATCGCTAGTTGGCATATAATTAGAGTAAACTACTGTGAGGAAAACGCACTCACCAGTAGCAACCGAAAGAGTCATTGGATATGTCAGCTCTGATCCAGTCGGAAATAATGAGGAATCTACTACGCTGAAAAGAATTCCCGAATTGTCAAACATACCGGGTGTAACTGGATCCGGGTGATCTGCGGATTGTGGCTGAACTGCTCCGCTAAAAACCAGTTGCCCGTTGATGTGTGCGTTCATTTGCACGGGCACCTCTCCAAATGCTGCTCCGTGAAAGTTTAGTGTTCTATTGGCCATGTTATTGGTCTCCTATTAATGTTATTTATCATTGCCAGTGTTTTATAATCACCGGATCTGTTATTTCGTGTGGTTTGGGGCTGCCGTGAAACACTAAAATACAAGTGTTTGTGTCTATAGCAGTTCCGCTACCTGGGTTTTTATATTTTCTGAGTTTGAAATCAAAGCCCCCATCTAAACATTCCCACCGCCAACTTTTTACCTGTTCCGTGGGAAAAAAACGTCTGTGTGCTACAGGTATAGAGTCTGAGACTAAATCCTGGTCTCCACGGTATTTAGCAGCCAAATGATCAATTCCTTGATCAACTACAGCGGACCATATTTCTGGATGCTGCACGTTATCCCACCACATGACGCTGGTATTTGATCCGGTCCAGTTTGGTTTCCAAAGGTATTTAAAGTCTCGAACTGACCAAAAACTTCGGGTATTCAACTGCCAAATCCAGTCAATGTTGTTGACTATAACTACATCTAAATCAAAGTACAGCAGCGGGCCACTATAGTGTTTTGTATTGAACAGTTGTAGCTTGTACCACCAGCGTTTTTTGGGATTAGCAAATCCCCAATCTTCTAAAGAGTGCTTGATCATGTGATCAGGCACGGACCTGCTTGCTTCAGTATACACATGAAATCTTATGGGCCGCGTCAAATGCCTACACAGCATGTTGTACAACCGCTCAACATAAGTCCAATCATAAGTATCGCCGTATATAACACAGGCACAATCAAGTGGTTCGTTGGACACGATTGCTGATTTCATTCTATATTTATATGCGTATATAACGGTAAATATGTTTATAAAATTATGACTCGAGTTGTAGCCTTTACTGGTTTGATTAATAAATTTTTTCAAGTGGATTTTAAAATACCAGGTTGGAGTATTTTAGATTTTGATGATCCCAAAAAAAGCCAAGCTGATTGTTATTTTCAAATCAATGTGAAAAAGCACAAAACTCGACATATAAAAGAGTATGATTTTATAAAAAATTCCGGGCGTCCAGTGTTGGTCTGTGAATCAAATTTATTTAGAAAAAATAGTTATTCCGTGCACCATCCCGACAAGTGTTATTATCGCTTAGGCTGGGGACATTTTTTGAGAAGTGGCAATTTTAACAATAGCAACAGCCCACCCGACCGTTGGAATCACATACAAAAATTGCAGGACATTAAAATCAAGCCCTGGCGCTTGCGTGATGGTTATGTCCTGTTGTGCTTGCAAAAACCCGGCGATTCTACGCTCAACAGTTTATATGAACAGTACAAGACCTACGAAGACTGGATAGCACATGCTATTGAACAGATTCGACTCCGCACAGATGCTCCAATAATGATACGACCACATTTGAAAACAGGAAAAATCAATTTTGCTCAGTTTATTAGCAAAAATGTTAGATTGAGCACAACATGGAACCAACGCACCGTATACGAAGGTGGCGATGGATTACAAAAAGATTTTGATGCTGCATGTGCCGTTGTAGGCTACAACACCAACACGCTAGTTGAAAGCACCTGTGAAGGTATTCCTACCTTTCCACTCAGTGATGAAAGCGTTGTTTGGGACATTGCTAACCGTATAGAAGACCTAGCGCATCCAAAATTAAACATTGATCGCACTCAATGGCTACACAACGCTGCTTATATGATTTGGAATATGAACGAGTTAAATGACGGAACTGCTTGGCAGCATTTGAAGGGTGTTTATTTTGATGACTGAACCACGGTGGGCAAGCCGCAATCGATTGCTGGATCAATACAACTTAAAAGATTCTACTGTGGTAGACTTTGGTTGTGGCGATAAAAGCATCCTAAACTACCAATCGTTTCGCGACTATGTGGGATTGGATCGTGCCCCCACTGCTGATATACAAATTGATTTTGACAGCGACACTATAGTGTTAGAGAAACATTATGATGTAGGATTGGTTTTGGGTGTGCTTGAATATGTAAAAGATCCTGAATCTTTTGTACAGAAAATAGCCCCTTTTGCTGATAGATATATTATTATGACGCTGACAAAGAATCATCCTAAGCCCGAATGGCGGCAGTCATTTACCTACAAAACATTTGACACATTGCTAGCCGGTGTTTGGGCTCATAGGAACTATACCCGTGTGGGCAGCTACATTATTGCCGAGTGCTTAAACAAATAGCCAACAGTTGAATATGTTTAAATAACTTATCGGCATAAAATTATGATCAATCCCATTCCTATCTTTATTGGCTACGACCCACGTGAAGCAATAGCTTATCACACTTGTGTTAACAGCATTATACGGCACGCTAGCCAACCAGTGTCCATTATGCCAGTAGCATTAAATTTGTTTAAGGACTACAAAGAAACACACAACGATGGGTCCAACCACTTTATCTATACACGATTCCTAGTGCCGTACTTGATGAACTATACAGGTTGGGCTATTTTTATTGATGGGGACATGATTGTGCGTGATGACATTGTTAAATTGTGGGACTTGAAAAATCACAACATGGATGTTATGGTAGTCAAGCACGACTACAAAACACGGATGCCCATAAAATATTTAGGAGTTAAAAATGAAGATTATCCTCGCAAAAATTGGTCTAGTGTTATTCTGTGGAATTGCAGTAATTTTCCTAATAGGAAACTTACACCCGAGTTCGTACAACAATCCACAGGCGGTTTCCTCCACCGCTTCTCGTGGTTAGAGGACAATCGCATTGGGGAATTGCCGCCCGAGTGGAACTGGTTGCCCGATGAATATGGTGAAAACTCCGACGCTAAATTATTACACTACACACTAGGAACACCTTGTTTTCATGAGTTTGCTAACACACCACAAGCCAACGAGTGGCATCGTGAACGACTCCTAACTGAATACTGCCAACAAAGGATTGATCTTGAGTAAGCATAAGTTTACAGTCGTACATCGTGTGGACAATAACAATGTAGGGGACATTGCTAGCAATCCATTACAATATTTTCTTCCACCTGATGAATATCAAGTGGTTGATATTTCACAAATAAAAGAAACTAAATTTGACAGCAGTCTTCCTATAGTTGTTGGCGGTGGAGGTCTTGTGGGCAATGATCTATTTGGTGATGCTATTGCACCACTAATGTCAGATTTAAGTCAACTGATGCGCATGCAAAAACACCAATGGTTTCTTCAAGATATATCTAACAAGGAACTACATGCAGAGTTTCAACCAGCTTTTAATAACTTTATAAACAATTTTATTAGCAAAGTTAAAACAACTTCAGCACCAAGGTATATTTGGGGCGTGGGTCACAATGGCCCAATAGAAAGTTTTAGCTGTGTTGATTTACCATTTCCTGATTATTTTGCAAACTTCGCTCGTGTTGGTGTGCGAGATTGGAATCAAGCGCAAACGTGGGCGCCGTGTGCCAGTTGTATGCACCCAGCGTTGAGCAAAAAGTATGGGATCAAAAACGATGTTATATTTTTTGAGCACAAAAAACAACTGATTAAAAAGTTTGGAAACGACAGCATACCACGCTTTATAAATTCTGGCAGCAATGTTGAACAAACAATTGAATTACTTGGTAGCGCCAATATAATTTTAACCAACAGTTATCACGGTGCTTACTGGGGTGCACTATTGGGCAAAAAAGTTATTGTAGTTGATCCGTGGAGTACTAAATTTTTGTCAATGAAACACCCTCCGGGTATGATAAGAAAAGTGCAAGACTGGAAAGACACAATTGACAGTGTAAAAATATATGATAATGCGCTAGATGAGTGCCGAGACGCGACTGTAAAATTCTGGGAAAGCATACAATGAAATTTGTAGCTTATCTTGCATCGGTGCCACCTAGTAGTAAAAGCCAGCACAAATTGGACCTGCTGGTAAAATTTGTTCGCGGAGTGACAGCAGCAGGCGACGATGGATATGTAAGTGATCAATCAAATTTGGTGCCCGCTGATGTGGCGTTTATACAAGGTTGGCCACATCCCACTGGCAAGCAAGGGCGGCATAACTTGTTTAGAAAAGCAGCACATGATTTTCAAAAAAAGAACGGCAATCGTCTATTGGTTGTGGACAGCAACTTGTTTAACTATTGGAACAAAAACGACTATTCACGATACAGTTTTGATGGTGTGTTTCCTAGCACTGGCGTATATTTTTGGAACAATCCGGATCCTGCTCGTTGGGCGTCAATCAGCCGGAATACTGGTATAAGTTTAAAAGACTGGCGCTCCACTGGCAATCACATATTACTGTGCTTGCAGCGCAATGGTGGGTGGAGTATGGGAACGTATGACATACGCGATTGGGCAGAACAAACTGTTCGAGGAATACGGCAATACAGCAACCGCCCTATACTGCTTCGACCCCATCCTGGAGATCGAACAGCAAGACAACACATAAAACAACTGGCCCACACTCTTGGTGTTAAAATATCATCGCCCAATTCTACACTATTAGATGATTTAAAAAATTGTTGGGCAGTAGTCAACCACAATTCCAGTCCCACTGTGGCTGCTGCTATAGAAGGATATCCAGTTTTTGTCACTGACTCCGAAAAAAGCCAAGCAGCAGCCGTAGCCAATACGGATCTAAGTCAAATAGAGCATCCTACTATGCCCGAAAGGCAAGACTGGATAGAACGCATTGCCATGGCTCATTGGAATCAAGAAGAAATTGCTTCGGGTGCAGCATGGTCTCACATGCGAATTTACGTTTAAAATAGGTTAGCGTTTCCAATATGCTTCAGCACGGGGCATTAATAGATCTTTGTCTTTACTACGGCCCTGGCTTTTACGATTGCCTTTAAGGTGATCTAAGTAAGCACCCCATTCAGAATTGATTAGTGGATGCCCCTCGCCTTTAATCAAGTGGCTGCTCCAATCATGCTCAACCAAGGGCAGTGACTTTCTTACTTCATCAAACACAAAACTATCGTGCCATTCGCGTAGTGTGAATATGCCGCGTTCAGCATCGTCATACATCTGTTGAAACTGCTTTAAAAAGTCTAAAACTGTTGTTGAACGCAGATTCATAGCATACAGTCCACATTCACTGTATTTTCCACGCCGTCCCAAAAAGCAAAGATCCGCAGTGGATGGACACAAGTGATTTAATTCAGGCAATGTAATAGGGCTATGACAAACCATATCAGCATCCATCCATATCAACCAATCGGTGTTTACTGTTGCTCCTGAAAAAATAGCGTATACTTTATGGGAAAACCGCACAGCATCCCATTTGAAATTTTTAGCAGCGTCGCGGCGTAGTTTTCGAACTGGGTCATCGGTTATGGTGCCGTTGGCGCGGGGCACATGCCGCCAGCGTTCTTTGAAAGCAACCAGTTGGGGACTTTCCTTATGTAAATCAAATACTTTTAAGTTTGGTGCTGACTCAAGTACCACACAATCTTCGGCATAAACTAACAGCTCAACTTCAACTGGCCAGTTTTGCAGGAACGTTTCAATCATTCGTTTGCCATATTGCTTATACCCGTGGGCATTAAACGTAGTGACCACAGAGAATTTCCGGCTCATTGTTTTCCTTATAATTAAGTATAACATATTTAACACCAAAAATGAGAGTAAGCATTTTCGATCAATACGGCGCACTCAACAGCCGCCCTGTATTTGAAGCAGTCAAAGCGGGTCTTGACAGCATTGGAATTGAGCACAATACCATGGACAGTTCAGCAGACGTTGCTGTAATCTGGAGCATGCTGTGGCATGGTCGCATGCAATCCAATCGCGATGTTTGGAACACGTTTAGATCAAGTGGTCGGAATGTATTGGTGGTCGAAGTGGGCATGCTGCGCCGGGGGAGCACTTGGAAACTGGGCCTAAACGGAACCGGCAGTGGTGCTTACTACGGTCAAAATCTCATACCCGGGCGAGGGAAAGATCTACGATTAGAAGCACAGCCTTGGAACGACAGCGGCTATCGCATTGTTATTGCTGCACAGCGTTCCGACAGTGAACAATGGGCGGGACAACCACCTACTGTGGCTTGGCTGACAGAAACTGCTCGCAAGATACGACAGTACAGCGACCGTCCTATTACTATAAGGCCACATCCGCGGCAGCGTATAGGTTCCGTGCCGGGCTGTGCTATTGAAATGCCGCAGCCTATACCCGGAACTTATGATAACTTTGATTATGATCGCTGCTTGTCAACTGCTTGGGCTGTGGTCAATCACAACAGCGGGCCCGGATGTCAAGCAATATTAGGCGGTGTTCCGGCATTTGTGGATGGCAGTAGTTTAGCAGCACCAGTTGGTAATTTAGATTTGGCTGCTATAGAAAACCCGCTGCGTCCCGATCGCAGTCAATGGTTAGAGCAAATAGCACATACTGAGTGGTATGCGGATGAAATTGCCACCGGCTTGCCACTCAAGCGATTATTGCTGTCCCATCCACGATAAACTCTTATCAATCCATTGTAGCACCAGCTCTTGCTGCATTACAATGTTATGACGCTGGATGCTGGCTACAGCAGACTCGGGCAGTAGATCTTTCTTGGCTAAATCAAGCCAAGTGGTAGTTCGCGGATCCATTGGAGGGTGAGAGCTTTTATAAGCAATAGCATGTATAAAATCATCATTGGGACGCTTTAAAAAGAATCCAGTATTACAATCCCAACCATTTAATGCCAACATGTGCATTAAGCTGACCACAGTATGATGATAATAGCACCCGTCAGGCTGTATGAAGGACATTTGACGTATGTCCATGTTAGTGGTTTGCGGAACTGACAGTATCAACATACCACCATCTTCGGCAAGATTGTACCACTTGCCCAGTGTTTTTATGGGATTGATGCAGTACTGAAAAGCATCATGACACCAAAGCACATCAAACTTTGCATCGGGTAGTGTTTTTTCATGATCTTCAAAGTCGCACTTTTGATATGTAATGTTGGAGTATTTTCTAAACACCGACGGTGCATTAATAATGTCAATGCCCGTGCATTTAATATTCAATGGTTCAGGCACATCATCCCGAGTAGTTCGTGTTGCCCACCACTCTAAGTCCAAGCCTGTACCACAACCCAAATCAACTAAGGTGGCAATGCTTGCCATAAAATCATCATACTCAAACAATGTGTTCAGCGTTTGTAAGCTATGCTGATGCCGCTCTTCGTCGTTTCGAAACGTTGTCATAGTTGTATATCTTCCATACCTGCGGCTCGCAATCGCACCACATGTCCAAGCATGAAGTTTTTACTTTCCATTGCTTTCATTATTCCCAAATAACGATTGCGAAGAAATGCCACTTCGTTGATAATGGTTTCAAAGTCAATAACTTCGTCTTCACCATCTACATACTTTTCAGCATCTCTGCTGGTTAATGCGCGGGCATAGCCCTCAAGATACTTTTGAAAATGTCGTCGTCGAATTTTACGAAGTTGTATATTTAAGTGATTTAGCACCGCTTCGATTTCTTGTAGTTGATTAAAACGATGCTCAGTAATGCCCGGCAATGCTGAAATATTCCTTTCAACTATGCCGCCAATATTACAATCGCGACGTGCTGCTTCAAGCTCTTTTTCGTAATGGGCAATGAAGTCAGGAATTTGTCCCAAGTCGTTAGTAATACGGCTAAGCCACATGGTTAGTCTTCGTACTCTGACTCATAGTCGTCTTCGTCTTCGTCTTCCTCGGGCTCGTCGGCTAGATCTTTGATATAGGCCGCCAGTGCTACCTTAACATCCTTGTCGCCCTTAAATGCATCGTGTATATCGTCGGGATCAACGTCGTGATCAACTAGTACAGAAACTAGCACCTCAGCAGCTTCAGACCGATCAACAGTATTAATGTATCGTTTGAGTTCGTTCCAAATTTCGCTAGACAATTCTACGCTCATGTTTATTCCTCCGTTGTTTGTTCTGATTGCCCTTCGCCCTTTTGATTGGCAAAGTCAGCCATTAATTTATCCAAGCATTCGTCTTCATTTGATTCCCACTTTTTGCGAAACTTTTTAATAATTTCACCATCACTAGTAACAAACACCAAGCTGTTGCCTTCTTTCTTGAGAAAACCTTTTTTCTCTGCTAAGTCAACTAGTCCACTATGGGGATTCATACCTGTTTCATAAGGAATCTTAACTTGCATACCTTCAAACGGCTTGGCATAGCGTGTTTTCATCACTTTACAACCAGCACGGATGCCATGTACTTCGGTGGTCTTAACGCCATCTTCATCTTCTTTCAGTTTCATCTTCTTCATTGCAACTACAATAGAACTGGCGTAAATGAAGCCTTGGCCTCCGGAGATTTTGTCATCAGGATCAAACATGTCTTGGCTAGCGTATGTATGATTGGTTGCTACTAGTCCAACATTATAACTGCCAAACATGTTAACTGAGTTCCGCACCAGTGCTGTTAGTGCTTTAGGCTTACGGCCCATGTCACCTTTCATGTCACCCGCTTCAAACTGATTAACATCTGTGGGTGTTAGCAACATGCCCAACGAGTCAATAACCCAAAGCACTTTCATACGCTCCTCGTCGGGCAGGGCTTTGTAGTCTGTCATAAATGTTGAAATAGCTTTGGCCACATCATCAATCATGCTCATGTTAAGTTTGAGGAGTTTGTCGGGGGCGGTATCAACGCCAAGTGCGTGTAGCCACGATTCGTCGAGTGCGTTTTCTGTATCAACTAGAATGACAAAAATGCCTTGATCTTGTGCATTCTTTACAATGTTGCCCGAACAGATATAACTCTTGCCGGCTCCTGACTCTCCGGCAAACACAGTAACCTTGCCCAGTGGAATACCTCGATTGAAGTCGCCGCTGATAAGATAGTTTAGCGCATAGTTGCCAGTTGAAATCCAGTCAGTAGGATCGTTAAATCCAATACTGAGTCCTTGAATGCTCTTGGTAATGTCTTTGCGAAATTTTGAAATGTCAAATGGTTTTGCCATGGTACTTCCTTACTTAATATATTGTTATTGTACTGTATAACAATCTTGTTGTCAACGAGCTAATTCCTGAATTCTTGTTATCTTGCGCAATGTTTCTTGTCTTATAAGAAACTTGTCTAACTCGTCATCATTATCTTCTTGAGTTGCAACAACATGCAAATCGCCGGTGTATTGTTTAGTTATCCAATTTGTTTTCTTTATATTCAAACATTTTGGATCCTCTAAAAATGCATAATTGTGAGGTATTTCTTTGTTTTCAGTGTAGTTAATAATCTCAGACAAATTATTCAAGTTCAATACTGACAATGTAGTCCAAAAATCCAGTGTTAGATTTGTATAGTTGGCCCGGAGCTTTAAATAAGAATCAACGGTGTTAGTGTAATTCTTCCATGTCACCGGCCATCGTACATAATCGTGTACCTCTCCGGTACCGTCTAAACTCAAGGTCACATTAATATGTATACCTTTATTCAGAACATCTTCGATATTGGGCATTACACGATGTCCATTGGTGTTAATACGTAGATACGATAAATTAGGTGGTAGATTGGCAAGAATTTTTTGGTAGTTTTTGCTGTATGCAGGCTCGCCGCCATTTATATCTAATTGTATAATCCGTTCCTGTGGGATAGATTTAAACAAATCGTAATTGTCATGTACTATTAATTCGTTGTTGAGTTTACCAATTCTGGTGCTTAATTTAGATGTGCAAGTCAGACATGCACTATTGCAATAATTATCAAGCACGCCGCCGACGGTTAGATATTCGCTGTGCTGATTAATCAGCTCGACATGTCGATCTTGTGAAAAATTCCTAATACTTTTTCTTCCTGCCTCTTCAATATCTTTACATCTGACACAATTTTCAGGCCAAATGTTTTTAGCAAATTGTTTTTCTAATGCATTGGTCCATTCATTGGTTTCATCAAGTGTAGAAAATGTTGGGCTGTTAACCATGTGTCCACATATCCCAAATTTTCCGCTCGCGGCAACTCGTCTAAAATGTTTTAGTCTATTACATTCCATAATGATTTTGAGTATGCAAACGTGTCATTATAAAGTTCGGTGTAATTACTCTGTAATGTAGTTAGAATGTCAGCAAAAGTTACTGTTTGATTCATAAAGTTCCCAACTAAAACACAATCGAGCTCTAAATAATATTTTAAACCACTGTTATTATTAAAGTATACATCAAGCTCGTCATACCCTAATTGTTCATTTTTGTTAATACTTGTTATTTCCGTAATCGTATCTAAATGATTAATACGGATATTAGCTTTAGTAAATCGTTGTAAATTAATTACCCAAAAAAGCTGTGGACTAAAATGATTGTTGATAAAATGCACATCATTTATTATCTTTGACAATTCAGCTACATGTACATTAATTTTTTTAGCATACGTCATGACCCCAGATAGAAATCTTTGATATGGATCTCTAACAAAGATATCAATTATTTCTAGCTGTGATATTTCGTTTGTAGACAGATTACGTTTTTTGATAGAATTTAATGTAGTACTGCCATTTTTATGGATTAGGTATACATGTCTTCCGTCGTATAATTCAACTACTTGGATATGTTCTGGAAATAATTTCTTGTCTAAAAATGATAACATTTATTTAATAACAATATGAAGCAGGAGGGCCTCCTGCTTCATTGTTAAATTACTTCTTCTGACGTGCGCGAATCATCGCTAGGATGTCTTCGGCCTTTTGTGTGCCGGCTGCAGCAGCGGGTTTAACCACTGGAGCGGCTGCGACTACTGGTTCGTCTTCGTCAAAGTCAGATTCGACTACAGGGGCTTTGGCTGCTGGTGCTGCTGTAACTGCTGGAGCAGCGTCAGATCCACCCGGGGCCGATACACCTGCTGGGCGGAAGTATGAACCCCACCGTTCGGTGTCATATGCTTGACCGTCAACTGACGCTTCAAACATTTCTTTGATCACTTTAACAGTGGCTTCATCGGGTTTCTTGGGCATGAATGTGCTTAGATCCCACAAGCCATGTTCTGCGATTGCTGCTTGTTCTTCAGCAGTAAGTGCACTTTCTTTACGGGCCCATTTACTGGTGTTGTAATCAGCATAACCACCTTTGGCAGTTTTAGTGATACGGAAATCCAGGCCACGGAAATAGTCTGTGGGCAGTTCTTCCAATTCTGGATCCATCAATGCGCCCTTGATAATTGTAAACAATTGTGGGCCAATGATAAACCTGCGGATAGGATTGGCTGGAGTTTTGTCGTCGGCTAAGGGATTCTCGCGCACAAAACCTTGGAAGATATAACTGCGCTTTTTCCAATACTTACGACCCATGTCTTCGAGACTTTTGTCCTTGAACCAGGTACGTACTTCTGTTAGTACTGGGCAAGTTTCACTCCACATTTCCATACAAGGAACTTGTACAATGGTTTGTTTAGAATCCATCTCACCTTTGACGCCGGAAAACGGTAAACGAATCATTGCTCGTTCTTGCCAAAAGAATGTGTTTTTGGCGTTACCGTCTGGGAGGAATCGTAGTGTTGTGGATGAGCCTTCTTCCATATTCCAGTGTGGATAAATTGCGTTATCACCACCTGTGGAACTTCCACCTTTGCTGTTGTTTTCTGCTGCTGCGAGCCTTGCTCTGATTTCTGCTAATGATGCCATATTATGTTGCCTTTCTAAAGTTGTAATATGATTTAAAGTTGCCTGTGATGCTAATGAAAAAGCGTGTCACCTGTGTAGTGTACACGCTTTTTGTCTTAGCGTCAACGATATTTATGACGCGGTTGTTCTATTTGTTATTTTTTCAAACCCGACAACTCCTGTAGTCGAGACAGCAAATGGTTATCCTCGTTGGCTTCTTTGAAGATGCCCAATTCTTTTCCGCCTCTTACAAAGTTATCTGGATCACCGGGATGCTTTTTCTGTAGCTCTTTGGATAAGACTCGAGGATCTTTGCCCGGAACACCTGCGCGGCGTGCCAAATCTTTCACCAGCGTATCGTCGTCGGGTGCTACTACATTGGCTAATTTTTTGGCACCGCTTTTTATTTTGTCCATTAAACCTTCTGCTACTCCTAATTCGTCAGCGAGTCGCTGTGCAATCCATTCACTGGCGTCGGCGTCATAATTTCTAATCTCGCCGCTGTTAAAATAGTGATCCCATAATGCGCTTTCGAGATCATAGTCTAACTCGCCGCCTTGTTTGAAATGCTCTACTTCTTCGGGGTAGTGCGCCAATAATTTATCCAAAGAAGTGCCTTCTGCTATATCTTGCTCGTCATCGTCGCCGGAAAGCATATTACGCACAGCACTACCTACTATTGCTCGTCCAGCTAAACCAGCAAGTGCTGGTAAAAATTCATTTAGTTGTTCTTCGGCACCGAGACCTTTTCGAGCTTCTTCTTTGGTCATATGATATTTGGCTTGAAATTCTTCATCTGATAACTCTTCCAAATCCATCATCATTTGTTTGACTTTACCTTCATTCAGTTCTTCTTCGGATACTGACTGCATACCCTGCTTGGCCAAGTGCTTGGCAGCCGATGGGCCATAACCATGCTTGCCGGGTGTGGCAATTTTCTTGTCGCTATAAGGACCTTCAAATGGAGGCTCTTCGGAACCGTTTTCCAAAGCAGCTAATATTTCGCTAATTGAAGAATCAAAGTCAGCTACTTCGCGCATCCGATCCAGGATCAAGGGACGAGCATCGGCATTGGCATCTGTTGCAGCCAGCTCTTGTAAGTCATCAAACAATTGATCATCGCCAAACAAGTTATACAACTGCTCAGTGGCATTGATAGCATCGGCACCAACTGGTAATTCTTTTGACATCAACGCAATCAGTTCTTGCTGTTGCTCAGGTGTATTTGGAATTGACCATGTTCCTTCTACCAGTCGATCGGCCCATGCTTCAAATATGTTTGCTTCTTTCATAACGTTTCCTTGTTGTATGCGGGCCAAAATAGGTAAGGCCTGTTCAATTCGTGAGTCAATTGTTTCCTGCACAAATAGTGTTTTAATGTTTTCAATGATTACATCCTGCTCAGTTATATCTGCAGGATTCCAGGATTCGAAGTATTTGCTGTATCCACGGCTAGACGACAGTCCTTTAAGTGTTCGATTCATTGTTTCGTAATACTTGTTGGTGTTATCAACCAACTGAGCAGTATCACCTTCAAATACTTGTCCTTTGCTGGCACGGCGGAAGCGACTTAAAACATTAAGTTCCTCTACCATGTTGGCAATGTGTGCGCCACGCATGTCGTAGGGCTTGCCACCTTGGCGAACATGTTCAACCATGGCGCGACCACCGGATAAATTCCGAAACGGCAGTTTGTAGCGTTCGCCTTCGGCTGTTTCCACAAACAAACTTTCAATTTGGCGAAAGCGTGCTTCATTGACTCCAATGGGGCGGCGGTGTTTGATCATCAACCGCACAGAATCAGGATTGCCGTTCCAACTGACATTTTTTGTGCCATTCCAACTTTCAAACAATCCTTCTTTGAGTGCTGCTTGACCTTGCATGCTGTATTTGAGTTTGTTAATGCTTTGGCTACCAAATGTTAAAAAATTGCGTGTGGCAAAATTTTTCAACTGATGCTGAAATTCATACCATTGATTTTTGTCTTCGCTGTCCATGCCACGGCCTACATTGTCGCCACTGAATACTGTTAGATTGTTATCATCGCCCAACATAATAACTACTGTTCCGTGGTCAGTGCCGTTGTCTGTGATAAAATTAAAGCTGAAGATTTCAGCATCTTCGGGGGAGGGCGATGCTTTGCCCGAGCTGTCTAACATTTCGGGCTCAAAGTTGTGTGTAACCAAAAGATCTGCTAATTGTTTTGCGGGTGTATTTGCACTCATAGTAGTATATTTATTAAAATTTTAACATTATCGAAAAGCAGCAAAAAACGGCATAGGTTCCACTATAGGATCGCCAAAATCACGCATTTGCGAGTCCATTTCAACGTGATAATTTTGTAGCAATTGCATCATGCGCACCACAAGTATAGTGCTCATAATCAAATCATCTGTTTCGCCTGGTTTAGCAGCATATGTGGTTCCGTGCGCCACAAACGTTTTTAATTCTGAAACCAACGGAGCACTATTGATAACCATTTTTTTGGATTCAACTAAAATTTTTAATTTATTGCAAGCCGATAGTTTGCTTTTGTTTGTGGTATTAAATCCTTTTCTTATGCGTCTCGCACCGCCGGCAATTGAATTGTCGCTTAAAAAATACCCTTCAATGTTTTCTTCGCCGAACTCGGCAATAGAAATAAGTGCTGCTTCACCTATAGTATTGTTTTCAACGCTGTAATATATGCTTTTGGTATCCTTGACCGTTTCATTTAAAAACTTACAAATATCGGCTAGGATGCGTATTTGCGCTGGAATAGTGGTTTTATTGTGTCGCCATTCGGCCACTTGGGTAGTTGTGTTTGCTTCAAATACTTGTATAGCAGCAGGATCTCCGCCGGTGCCTAAACTAGGATCAAGTGCAACTACATAAATTCTACCGGGCTCGGGATTCTTATACCAGCGAACTTGCCCCGTACGAAATAGTGGTTCTTGCTGGCCGGCTAATTCAATTAGTATAGCAGGAGCAATCAGTGTTTCATCGTTAATGATAAATTCGCAGCCAATCTCACGGCGGAATCGATCAGTGCCCAACTGCGCTTCCATGTTTCTGCCCCAGTCCTCATCACGGTCGGGGTGTTCTTGCCAGAAGCTACGAAACGCTTTAAAACCGTTGATGCCTAACTCAGTGGGATTGCCATACTCATCTTCACACTTGTTGGCACCTTTCCACAACAGAGCAAACTGATCTTCATCGGAGTTGGGGGTGGATGTGATAATAGCCTTACCACCTGTGGCTAGTGTGGGACTAATCGAAGTCCAAAATTCCTTGGCAATAGTGGGACGCACAAACGCAAACTCGTCTGCGTATAGTAAGGATATTGACATACCCCGGCCGGTTGTTTCAGTTGTTGTGGCCGATATGATACGACTGCCGTTTTCAAAGTCTATGCTGCCTTTGTTATAACTGGTAACACCGGCTCGTATGTGATCGGGGCACAACTCATAAGCAAAGCGAATGCGCTGCATAATTTCTTGTGCGCCAGTGTATTTGTGCGCAGCAATCAATATAGTTGAGTCGGGCACAAACATAGCATACCATAACAAGTAGCCCGCTGCTGACGTTGATTTACCTGTTTGTCGCGGCATCATTGAAATGCTGAAACGATAATTGTGATACACATTAATCAGCCGCTTCTGATACTCATATGGATGATACAACATTTTGCCCAGTACTGGATGCTGTATATAAAAGTAATGATCAAGAAAGTAATCAGGCCCAGTTACGGGGTCAGCACAATTTATGAATTCTGTTATTTCAGATTCGGTGAATGCTTGCCGCTTGTGCGGTGCTTTGATTAGTACGCCTTCTAAACTTTTAGCCATATTATGGAGGTAAATGTGTTGCTAGTTCAGGCCACAGTTGGGCAAACTGCCCCTTGGTGTCAGGATGGTACACATTTTCAATTTCGTTAATGTGTTCACGGAGTTGTTGTTTGAGGTCTACGTGACCAACTGCTAGATAATTTTGTCTAGCCTGTTCAAAAAATAATCTTTCGCTTGACGACAAATCTGTGCGAAACAAAACTTCCTCAATTTCTTGTTGTGCTAACTTTCTAATAGCGTCTGAATGTTTAAGGGGGTCAAGATAATCAGGTTGATATAAACTTTGCCAATGTATGTTTATTCCAAGGCTCTTTGCCCAATCAATAAACTCATTGAGATGCGTAGCATTGTACAAATTGTATACTGCGTGTATTCCAGCCCATTGCCCTTGGGAGAACAATTGTTGGACACGCTTAACATTGTCAACTAAAAACTGCCATGTGCTGCCATGGCGCACATATTCAAAGCGCGGACCTATGTTGTCAAAACTCATTGACCAACCTACACGGGTTCGGCGAGTAAGTTTTTCAAATATTTTATTCTTGCTCAAATCCACACTCATATTTGTGATCAGGGTGACTAAGCAATCTTCTGGAATAACATCAAGCAGGCGTTCGTTTTCGGGAAGTAGCAGCGGCTCACCACCGACAAGTGCCACTTCTTTGATGCTGGATTTATGCTGTTCAAGATACTCGCATACTTGCTCGTAGTATGGCCTTGCACCTGACTTGAACGGGATGCTTTTTAATGCTGCCCATTTACTTGAGCACTTGTCACCACAATAGTTGCAGCTTAAATTACAAGTGGTGTTCCATCTTAAATCAATCAGTGCAGGCGCATGCTCAACATCGCTGGCTGTTTGGAGATTGAAGTTGGGACTGATTTCGTTGTGCCAAGCCCTTTCGCTGCGGCCATAGCGTTCTGCTTGTACACAATTATAGCAATATTTGTGGGGCCGACCTGATCTAATTGTTTGACGTATTTCCTGCATTAGCTCACTGGTCAACACTGACTCAATTGACTGATCGTTGAGATTCCCCAGCATGTTAGGATCGCCGGCACAACAAGTTTTGATATCACCACGAGGATTTATATGCAATCCGCGCCAAGGTGCGGCACAATAGAAGTTATCCATACTCTAATTTATCTAAAAACACCGTTGTGGTTAATAAAGGTTTACCACGTTATGTACAACATTACGTGTCCATTTTGACACTTGTACAAAATAATTGCTGAGATTTTGAAACAGCTCTTTGTTTAAGTCTACAGCAGCACGGCTGTAGCACATTTCTCCAAGAGTGTGATAGTAAGTTAAAGCCACTCCGCGGCGACTTGCATACTCAGGAAATACACCCGATATAAACAAACACTCGTCGGCTAACTCTTTGGCTCGAGTGCTGTCTTTTATTGATAGGTAGTTTTCGGTGAAACTGGGTTTGGGATACCACTCGGTTTTTCGCATGTGATCGGCTAAAACCATTATTGCATATTGACCTAGTAGTTCTGGTATTTCATAACCAGTGCGATTTTCAGCTTCGTCAGCTAGATTACGAAACATCTTTATGTAGTGATCGTCTATCATAAAGATATTTATAGCTCGTCTATTTTACAACACCCTCTTTGAGTAATCTTAGACGGTTTGCCATGTGTGCTGCTTGAACATCTTCTTTTGACTGGCCATGATAAGGAACTGCATGACCTTCACTGATAAGTGTTTGTCCCAATGTAGTATTACCAAGAACAAAGTCGCCCAGTATGCGACCAAACTTGCCTTTGGCATCTTCACCAGAACGATCAATTTCCGTTTTAAGTATTAGATTTTCTTCTTTTAACAGTTCTTTAACACGAGCCTTAGCAGCAAGTCCAAACTTCTTTTCTTCTCGATCGCTAGTTCTACTTTCGGGAGTGTCTATGCCAGCAACCCGAATGCGTTCATTGCGTAGCCAAATACCAAAGCCTAGATCAATGTCAACATCAACTGTGTCACCGTCGATTACTTTTAATACAGTTGCTCGATATTCGTACACTATGTTTTATCCTTTAGTCGTCAAGTATTTCGTCGTTGCTTAATTCTTGTACAGCAGCAACAGGTATGCCTGACAGTTGCTTGATACGAGATACAATGTCATCACGCTCTTCGGACATTTCATCTTCTTCATCTTGTTCGGTGGGTCCACCGTCATCATAGATATTTTCTACGCCTACTGCTTTTTTCAACAGCTCTTGTTTCATTTGCAGCGGTGGCAAAAATTGATCTTCGGGTGCTTTATCGTTGCCCGAAGGAGTAGTTCCATTGGGGCTACCTTCATCTTCAACACCAGCATCAACAACAATAACATTTTGACCAGTGGGTACAGACGATAATTGTGCTGGATTTTGTATCGCAGGATCTGGTTGTCCAGCATCGCTGTGTCCATCTATATTATCTGCTAATCTACGTAATACGTCTGAAATTTTCATAATTGTTTCCTTGGTGTTAATCTAATGCCCTTGTGTATTTAGCTCGACTTCACGGCAAGAGTCAACCTTATTTGCTATGAAATATCCTGCCAAGATATACGGCATATCAATGAATCATTGGCTATTAATCTTCGTACCAAGTTAGTGTTACGGCTGCATTTTGAACTGTGTTAGTAGCAAACATACCAACTGCCAGTGTTTCACTAGGTGCTAATATAATGCGCAGATCACCTAGGTCTGTTTCAACAGAACCACCGGGCTGAACAACCATTTGAAAAATAACTCGGGATGTGGTATGAGCGACCTCGGTATCTTGCTGCGAATAAGCAGAAAAACTTCCGGGACCAATACCAGACCACTCTCTAGGTTCAGTTGTTTGAATATTTTTGTAGATGTACACCTGGATGGGCGAGCTGCTAGCCGAGTTAGCTGCTGCTGACAGTCGTTTAACTATTATTTCACGCTGATTAATTTTGCCGTTGAATACTTGATTGTTGCGTAAACTTAACATGTGTTGATAGGTGTTTTGAGCAAATCCACCACTTAAACTGGTTCCAACTGCGTTTGGATAGTTAGTGAGTACGATTTCACCTTCAGTTGCGCCCATAAGAGAACTACCTCCGGTGACTACATTTGCTCCTGTGCCTCCCAAGGATGCAGCGACATACTGTATCTTCATTGTTGGATTTAACAAGTGTGGGGTGGTATATTGATTGCTGTAATATTCACGGTGGAAAAACACCATGTTTCCAGCAGCATCTTCAATGGCATAGCGTATTTCACCGGCACCGAGCCAACGAAAGTTAATTTGATAAACATTTAATTTAGACGGATCAATGTCCATGCCTGACGGGCCAGTGCCGTTTAACTTGTCAATGTTAAAATCTTCCTGGTAAGTCCAGTTTTCTGTTTGTGATGTACCTATTTGTAATTCTGTCAGAGTCGCAGTAAAAGTGCCTGTCCCAGACACTGAAAACGCACCGGGCGTGGAACCCAGGCTTTGGCGTTGGAACGTAACTTGGGCGTTTTGCTCTTCGGCATTCCACCCAGTGAAAGTTTGTTGCCCAATATAAGCAGCATTTTCCTCTACAGTCCCTGATGGAACTGCTATTACAAAGGCAGTACCATTTAGAGTGATTGTTACCGTACTACCAGCGCCGGTTGCTGGATTAGTAACTGTCAATCGATATATTGATGCTAGGCCGCCGCTGGCACGCAGCACACCAAAATTATTTGCATCTCCGTTGTATCCTATTTGTATGGCATTTTCTAAACTGCCAAAGCCTGCTCGCTGTGTGTATCCTGTGGTGGGGTTGGCAAAGTATGCTGTAAATCTTGCAAGTGCACCTTGTCCCGGGCGATAGCGTATGCCTCTTACTGTTTGAGCAGTGGCATAACTGTATTGATTAATGCCAGTTGATAATACTATTGTAGAGTTAGCACCAGCTACATTTCCTGTGCCAGCTATGTATGCTCTAGTTTTATCAGAATCAAGACCGTATATGGCATCCTGCTGTACTACTGGATAAATTGTAATACCCAGTGGTTCATTCCATGCAGTAGTTGACGTTGCTCCACTAGGAACAACAGTTACTTCACCTGTTACGGTACTAATAGCAACAGTACCAGTTACTGGAACTGGATTACCTACATCGTTGCTGATTTCAACTGATCCCGGGATGTTGACATTGCCAGTGATGATGATGTCGCCGTCAATGCCAGTTCTAAGATAGACATTGCCCGACGCTTCGTCAAGCGCCAGTGCTTGGTTTATGTTACGCAAGTACCAAGGTGATACTTCTGTGGGGTTTGGTTCAGCCATTATTTGGGTCCGTTGTTGTATTTAGTGTTAACTAAAACAAAACAGGCAATCACAGATTCCACCTGTCGGCAAAGTAATTTTCTAAAGACACTACTTCACTGGGAGAAAATGCTCGTCTATACAACACAAGTTCGCCTATAAATCCAGTAAATTGATTGCCTGTTTCTTCGTTTATGTCACTGCCTACAATAAAACTATTGCACAGATTGTCGAGTGCAGTGGGCACAGATCCTGTGTAGTTCAATGGCACATCTCCTTGATTTACTCTGAAACGCAAACGATCTGCGTTAGTTAATCCTGCGCCATCAAACACAATTGTTTGTATGTGATAGTTACTGTCTGTGCCAATCGGGGTTGTTGGGGCAGCTTCCATTGCACCTGGTTGTCCAGTCCGCATATAAAGAACATAACCGTTGGCAGCAGTTTTTCCGTATCCAAGATCACCACAGTCTGTTTGTGTTATTGTTTCTGTGACGTTTGATGTTCCGTTGGTGAATCGACTTACCATACACATAGTGGTGCCTGGCAAATTTTGTAACCAGGTTGCTGGACTACTGCTGGATGCATCGGTTCCGTCAAATTCTAGTGCGCCCAGACCGTTTTGTTGATTGGTTCTGTAATTGGGCCTGCCGCTAGGGCCTCCCACAACTGGATTTAAGTTATGGGCAAAAGCAGAAAGATCGTTCCATTGTGTGATGCCAGCGCCGTCACCGGGGTTAGTTGGCTGGAAATACTGATTGGTTGCAGCGTCATACCAAATCACCAATTCAGTTGATGCATCTGGTACGATATCTCCAGGATTTGGTACAGTTGGCGCACCAGGAGTGTATGCATTACTCAAAGTGCCAAGTCCACGAGACCTAAAAAATCTAGATACCATTATTGAACGTTGGTTAACTCTGTGATTGATACTCTACCAGCTGTGCTTACCTGCAACACAGACACAATAGTGTCACTGCTCACTGCAAAAAATTCAACACAGCCAGCTGGCATCAACAGATCGTTTGCTGTGGCTGTGGCTGATCCGTTCCCAAGTGCAACGTAAGTGTCTTGATTTACGGCAACACGAATAATACTTGTGTCAGCTTGCAATGCACTTGATGATGTAGCAACGGCGCTGGTAGTGATGCCCTGACTTGTTCCCGGGTAGTATGCACCTTTTCTAAATGTTAATACTGACGACATTTTGTTTTCCTTTGGTTAGGTTATTCTAGTACTTATCATTATTTAATAAATCTTTAAACGGTGTTGTAGACAACCAAGTTTGATATACATGTGAAGCTGTTGCTTGATGTTGTGCCATATAAGTGTCAATACCACTTAGGATATCTTGGGCATTTTGCACTGATTTGTGTTGTTCTTGAGCACTTGCCCAGTTGGGATCATCGTCTTCTATCCATTCGTGCACTTTATTTGTGCTTATTTCAATGTGGAACTGCATAGCCAAATGTGGGCCCATAGTCCATGCTTGATTGGGACAAGCGTCTGATGTAGCTAGTAGTGTAGCACCTGGAGGCACAGAAAATGTATCATAGTGCCATTGTATTACTGTTGGTGTGGGATTAGAACCAAACCAATGTGTTACTAGTGGATCACTTGTGTACTTGATAGGTTGCCACCCAATTTCGGGTGCGGGACTGATGCCAACAGTACCACCTAAGGCCCGTGTCATTAGTTGTCCTCCAAGACAGTGCCCAATAACTGGGCGATTTTTTATTACTGCTTGTAAAATAAGAATTTCTGCTTGGCGATTGCTCAACAGTGGGTCATTAGCACTCATGCTGCCACCCATAACAGCCAGTGCTGAGTATGGCTCAATGGAAGATGGGAATTCATCT